TCAATCTGCTTTCGCGGTGGCAAGCTGGGCGCTCAGGTATCCGGCGCAAAACACATCGGCAATGAAAGTATAGAAGTCAAGCGGATTGGTTGGGCGGCATCCGTAGATGTCGGCAATCTGCTTTGCCCACCGCATATCAGCGGCATTGTTGTACACATCACGGATGCGGATGTAATCCACCGGATCGATGTGGTATTTGGGCTTACCGGGATCAACTTGATAGATGAAGAAGTAACGCGGGATGTATTCATCAGGGATGCCCAGCACTTTGACGGCTCGATCTTTTGCATCCTGCGGCCACGGTGTCACGCCGTCAAGGTATTCATCAAGTGCGGCAGTATCAATGCCTGCCTGTCTGCCAAATGCACTCATACTGCCGCATTTGGCAGTTATGAGCTGTGTCAGGTTGGCATAGTCGAAAATCATGGTGTATTCCCCCTTAATCGTCATCCGGGCATTCCGGCTCTGCGGCTCTCAAATCGACCTCAATGCGGGCCTTACTGCCGTATAGGGTGATTTCTTTAGAATCGGGCCATATCCTCAGCGCCGTCAGCAGGTCACTATACGCAGTGCTGTACTCGGCAAGGATGTGGGCCTCTGTGCGTGTCAAGGTGATTTTGTAGTATCTGCCGTGCGGCATCAATGCAGCTTTCATCGTGTAGCCCCTCCTCTCTCAATGTGCCTCATGGATTTCCCAGATTGTCATAGTGTGGTTGCCCGCATCGGCGGTGTACCTATCCCATGTGACGGGCTTCTGCTCTCCGTGGCGGTTGTCGACAAGATGCCAGTTATTGCATCCCCGGCAGATCAGGCGCTCAGTAAACAGCGTGATTCGTGCTTTCTTGGATTTCTCAGCCTTGCCGCTCTTTTCCAGAATCGCCATGAGGTAGACATCATCGGTAAAATATCGCTCTGCCTCGCACATCGCCTCGATCAGCGTTTCACCATCCAACTCGTGGATGTCGGTACTTTTCGGCGCGGCGGCCTTATAGTCAATGTAAACTGCATATTTCCTTTTCATTTTGCGGCCTCCCGTTTTGCTTTCCATTCGTTGTACCGGGCGAGGTTGTCCGGGTTTTCATAGAACGCCTTGCAAGCGGCGTAGAGCGTATCGCCCAGAACCCGCTTTTCTTTCTCTGGCATTTTGTCAAAGTCGATTGTGATGCTTTCCATTATATGCCCTCCAAAAGCGCCCGTATGGCCTGATAGCACAGCCTTTGACGTGTTATGCCTCGATGGGGTGTACCTGACTTGCGCTGAAGAAACTGGCCATGTACCGGGCATCATCGCCCTTGCTGGCCCAGATCAGGACGGCTTGAAACAGCGCCTTGCTGCCGTGGATGACCTCGTAGCCGCTGCGGTGCCAGTCAGCCCATGTGCGGCATTCCTCAGTGACCCCGGCGGCTGCTTTCGCGGCCTCAACGGCGGCATCATTGACGGGGCGGGCCTTGGCGGTCTGCCATGCGCGGTGCAGCGCCTCGGCAAAACTGATCGCGGCCTTGCGGAAGATGGCCCATGCACGGCTCATAATTGCGGAGAGATCGTATTTCATGCTGTTGCTCCTTTACAGTGGAGGGCAAACCGTGCTATAATGGGCTTGCCCTTTTGGGTGGTGCGTCTCGCGTTTGCTTTGGTCGGCTGGTGCGGGGCGCTTTCTTTTTTGCCTTGAGGTTTCAGGCGGCCAGTGCCCGATGCAATTCCGGGACGGCCCCCGGCATAGTATGCAGTCTGTTCTCTGGCGCTTATCGGTGTTCCCTGACGTTTTCACCGTGCCTTTTCCCTTTCGACAATATTAGTATAGCATGTACACATGCTAATGTCAAGCATGTGTACATGCAAATCGCAACGAAAAAAACACCACATCTTTGTGCAAATTGCATATATACATGCGCATGTATATATGCTACAATTTTGGTAAAATGAAGGAGGTGTATCTTTATGGCCTTGACCGAGAAAAAGGCAGCAACAAATGCAAAGTACATGGCAAAGTTAGATCGTATCGTTTTGCAGCCCTCAAAAGATGAGGGCACCGTCATTCGCGCGGCAGCCGCGTCCGCCGGGGAGTCTGTGCAGGGATATTGCTTGGCAGCTATCCGCGCCAGAATGGAGCGTGACAGCGCTGCCGATCAATCCAAGGAGGCACACCATGACTAAAAGCAAAACGCCCCACACTCCCCCGGAGGATGCCTGCTCAGTGTTTGCCGGGATAGATGACGCATTCTTTGCAGAGGTACACCGCATCATAGATGCCCGTGCTGACCCTGTGGCAAGTGCCATGTTGGAGAGGGCTGAGAAAGAGGCGCAGACATACGCCGCCGGTGAACTGTGCGCCGAGGAACTGCCGGAGATGGAATCCGGCGTTGACCGCTGGACATCCAACGGATACGGCATTGTGAATGTGCCTCTCACGGATGAACAAAAAGAACGCATCGCAAAAGTAAATGCAGAACTTGCCGCGCAGAACGAGGAGGATTGACAATGCCGGAGGAGAAAAAGTTCAAAACCATTGATGAAAAGCTGGCAAGCCTCACGCCGGAGCAGGCAAAGCACCTGTTTAACCACTTGAATGATTGCTATCTACCCCATACACCAGAGGAGCGGGCCGAGGCGGAAAAGCGCCAGCGTGAGCAGGAACAGGCATAAAAAGAAGAACCCCGGCGGTTGACATATCCGCCGGGGTTCGGTATAATATAGACAACAAAAGGCGCTGCGACAAGCGGTTGGCCCTTTGCGATGAGAGGTTTAGATTAAAGACCTAAGAACCGTCACCGTGCCGGGTGGCGGTTCTTGCTTTTTATCACTAAACTCAGCGTAACGGTCTTTTGACCGATATGGAAAGTCAATGTAAAACGCATTGCCTCACCCCCTTTCGGGAAGTGTGGCCAACCGCCTGCCGTTGTGTGCAGCGCCTGCCGTCCATGGGAGCGGCACAGATAGCATACCATAATTCAAGCCGTCTCGCAAGGGCTGCTTTGCTGAGGCGGCAATTTTTATGACGAAAAAGAGAAAAGGCCCGCCGGGGCAGTCGAGAAAATCGGCTATACCCCGGCGGGCTTTTATGCGGTTATGCGTGTAGCCGGTGCTTCAAACACCCCCATATCTAAGGATGCGGTTTTTCTGTGACCGCGTAACCATTTTGCTGAGAGCCTCCATATCAATATAGATGTCACTATATTTGATGATGGACTCACGCAGTTTTCGCAGTAAATCGTTTGTTTCGGACTGCCGCTCATCAATATCGCTAAAATACTGAGCGAGATTGTCAGGACTTATGCCGATGCCTCCCGATGCAGGCGCGTCCGTGACCTTGCACTTGGCGGGGATGACAGTGCCCGCCGCGATGTCTGGGATGGCAAGCTGCCCGATGCTGGCGATCATGTTGGTGATGGCATCCATCTGCGGGATGTTGTAGTTGAGTTTGGAGAAATCCATCCCGGCGGTTACGCTTTCGGCCAGAGCGTCAACAGCGCTCAGGGGCTTGTTCTGGCTGTTGGTGATGCCGTTTTGCAGGCCCACGTCCAGATAATGACCAATCTCAGCCCACACCACAGAGGGTGAATGTACACCCACGGCATTTTTCATCGTGTTGGTGAGGTTTTGCGCAAGGCTCTGCACTTTGGATGTTAGCGAGTGCCATGCGTTCTCAATGCCGCTCTTGAGGCCCTGCACCAGATTGGTGCCGATGCTCGTCCAGTCGGAGGCTTTCAGGATGCTTTTGAGGGCATTCCATTTGCCCGTGACTGTCGAGGTAATCGACTGCCACTTGCTGGACGCAGTGGACTGGACATTCTGCCACGTCGATGCTACGGCGGTTTTGATACCGTTTGCCGTAGCGGTAACGCTGGTCCGCATGGAGTTGAATTTCTGCGAGGCGGTAGTCTGGATGCTGGAATAGGCCGCCGCCGTGTTGCTCTTGAGTGTAGTCCACGCCTGCCCCACGTTGCTGCGGACGCTGGAAACCGCCGCCGAGGTGTTCGTCTTGACGTTCTGCCATGCTGTGCTGACAGTCTGCTTGACGACGCCCCATTCCCGGCTTGTTTCGCTGGATACCAACTGCCAGCCTGCACTGACAGCATCCTTTGCGTTTGTCACGGCATCGCCCACGGCCTGCTTGACATTCTCCCATGTGCCGTGAACGACATCATAGACTTTGCCTCCGAAGTCGTATAGCGTTGCGTAGATGCTGTCGTAGTTCAGGGCGATGACCGCGCTGAGCGCGATGAGGCCCACCGCCAGAACGCCGGTGGGGCCGAGAAAACTCAGCAAAGCAACGATTTTCTGCCCAACCATTGCAATGAGGGATGTGAATTTGGCGCTTATCAGCCCGGAAACCGTTGTAATGCTGGCCTCTGTTGCGGCCCCGGCGGCTGCCGTTGCCGTCCCCATAGACGAGATTGGCAGGATGACCGAGGCCACCCATTTGGCGGCAGAGAGCGCGAGGTCAGCGGCCTTTACCGCAAGAAATGCCTTGATGCCATTGTAAAGGACGAAAAGCCTAGCAATGACCTTGCCCGATGTGGTGCTGAACAGCCCCTCCAAAACGCCGCCCAGCGCGTCACCGATGATGACAGCGAGGCGAGCAAAAGCGCCTACCCAGTCGATTGAACCGATAAACTCGCCGATACCGCGCCCCAACGCCTGCCAGTCGGTCTTGCTGGCGACCTCAAGCAGTGTATCCAGCAGATGGATGACGAAATCGGAGAGGGCCTTGCCGCAATCGGCCCAGTGGATGCCCCGGAATGCGATGTTGAGAGAGGTGTAAATCTTCTTTGCAATTGCACTCACTGGATATTGTCGGCGAGGGTCTGAATCGTACTGAACAGCCCGTTCAGTGTAGCCGCCAGCGCCCGCGCCGCTGTGTCGAGTCGAACGGCAGCAAATACACTATTGATGAACTCGGAGATGCTTTTGCCCATTTTCACCCAGATGCCCGGCGTGGTAACGAGGCCCCAGATGAAGTTGATTGTGCTGTTCCATCCGTTTGCAAAGGTCTGGCCCAGCAGATTCCAGTCCACTGTATCAAACAGGCTTGTAATGGCCCGCCCGATGCCGCGCCCCAGATTGTAGAAATTGAACGTCGTCAAAAATGTGTTGATGATGTCTGCAATGGCGTTCAGCCCATCGCCCACCGTCTTGCCGACCAGTTCCCAGTTAAGCCCGTCAACAATGCCATTGAAGATCTGAGCGATGTTTTTCGCCCATTTGACACCCTGCGGGCGCAGTGTACCGTTAATCCAGTCATCCACGGCCTTAAAGGCGGTGTTCAAGCCCTCGGCGATGATTTTACCCACGCCGTACCAATCGCCCGCCTCAATGGCCGCTTTCAGGCGGTCAAGGTAGTCTTTGACCGCTTTCGGCAGGATGTCGTCGATGTTCTTAGTCTCGAACAAATCGCCGGTACCGCTACCCCCACCGCCAGAGCTATCGGTCTTTTTCTGCCGCTTGTTCAGCTCATCGAATCCGTAGACCTGCTCATTCAGGTCTTTGGCGCTCTTGGAGGCTTTATCAAGCGATGCAGCGTAGGAACCGGTCTGCTTTTTGGCAACGGTGATGGTGGACTTGCCGCCCAGTAGGGCAAAAAGTGCGTTAAGGTAGGTGATGGCGGTGCTAATTGCGCTGATTATGCGGGTAAGCACCGGCTCTACCAACGATATGAGGTTGCCCAGCCCTACCGAGATATTCGCGGACAGCCCCGTTGCGCTGTTTTTGATATTCGACATCGACTTATCAAAGGCGGTATTGAATTTCGCCAGCGCATTGATGGCATCGCCGACTCCGCTGAAAATCTGCGAGATGAACATTCGCTTGATGCGCGAGATCAGCACGGTTTTAAGGCTTGTCAACTGACGGATGAGGCCATGCACAGAAATAGAGGTAGACTTGCTCTGAGAGTTGAAAGATGCCAGATTCTTGACAGTGTTTTTCACGCCGTTAGAGATGGCTTTCCAGCCCATCTTGAGCAGATTTTTTGCGGCAGAAAGTGCTGTTTGTGCCGTGCGCTTCAACTGATTGGCAAACTCGCTGAAAAACTGCTTTGCTGTGGAGGCGTGGCCGCCTGCCTTGGCGGTCTTTTCGGCAAGATTGCCCACCGCACTGCCTGCGCTGTTTGCATCGCTGGCGATGGCTCCGGCGGATACAGCGGACTGGTGCAGTGTGTTCAGCTTGTCGATGAGGTGCTGCACTGCCTCGGCTTGAGTATTGAATCCCGCCGCAGCCTGTGTAGCTGTTCCGCTGTCGCTCCCCTCAACAGCCTGCAACTGTTGGGCCAGTGTCTTGAGGCGGTTTTGCAGGGATGCGGCGGCAGATTCGGCATCATTGAATTTTTGCTGAAAACTGCTGATCTGCGCCGGGGTTTTCAGCCCGGATTGCAGGCGTTGTGTGAGGGTTTCTATCTGCTTGTCCAGCTTTGCGGCAGCATCCCCCGTGGCGTTGAGCTGTCGGTCAAAGGTAGTCTGCGCGGCGGCGCTCTTATATGCTCGAATCTGCGCAGTGGCATCCTTTACGGCCTGTGCCTGTCGCAGCCATTCGGCAGAATCGGTGCCGGAAGTGTATGCCCCGCCGCTGCTTTCAAGATAGGTCTTTTGCCGTTCAAACTGCACAAGTTCAGCCTCGGCGTTTTCAATTTGGATGGCAAGCCGCTGCCATTCCCGCGAGGTTTTGTCGGTGCCCAGTTGCTCCATGACATCCCGGCGGTCATACAGTTTGAACAGCGCCTGTTCGGCCTGCAAAATGGATTTTGTCAGCCCGTCGTATTCGGTGGTGCTGATCTGCGACTTGCCCAGAGCGATGAGCTTTGCTTTCAAATTGGCCACGGAGCCGCTGGCCTTTTCGATGTCGGCATCGAACTTGCCTACCTGTGCATCGGTACTGAATCCTCGGCGGATGCTGTCGCCCAGTCTGCCTATCTGGCTTTCCAGCGAGGTGACGACCTTGCCGGTGCCCGCGAGGGTTTTATCAAAATCAGCAGATGTGAACATATCGGGCAGATAGGACTTGAGCGTCTGCGCCGCCTGTGCAGTCTGTTGGGCGGCTGACTGCATCTGAGCGGCAGAGCGCCCCGCTGAGGTGCCCATCCCATCGGCAATGTTCTTCATTGCGTCATTGATGCCCAGCATGGCAGACGCAGCCGCCGGGGCATCGGAGGCTATGTGCTGGAATTGTCCTGCCACGGCCTGCGCGGCGCGGCTGCTGGCGGCGTTTACCTGTTCAGCACTGGCCTTGATGCTATCGAGGTTTCGCTGGATTTTGTCTGCGCCTTTTTCAAAACCGCTGTTATCCAGTTGTGTATCAAATTTCAGAGAGCCGTCACTATTCGCCATTGATTTTCACCTCCTCCCGCCGGGTATGAGTACGTTTGTTTGGACTTTGTATTGACATAAAGAGCATACCTCCGTTATAATTGATTGCGGGGTATACGCTTTCCCTCTATGCTTCGCCACCTCAGTATAAAGGCCGCTCGGTCATTTCGCCGGGCGGCTTTTCTCATTTCTTGGCTATCCAGCCCGCGAGAGCAATCAAGGCAAGAAAAAAGACAGGATAAACCAGCAGCCAAAGAGCGCTGCGGCAGAGGGCCAGCAGAACCGGCCCGATGATGGAACCAACGAAAAAGGCAACAAATGCGGTAAAAAGAATCGCTGCAATGGCTTTATTGAGCATGGATGCTCCTCCTTGTATGTGTTATACCTGACTGAACAGGCCTTTGATGACTTGGGTGCAGAAAAAGTCGCCCTTGACGCGGGCAAAGGGGCGGCATTCCGCAAAGCAAACCGCCGCCACACCTGCGCCAAACATCCGATCAACCAGCGCATAAAGACTTGCCTCGGCGGTCTGAATGACGGCGGCATCCGCGGGATGCTGTGCTGTGCCGTTGGCATTGGTGCTGATTCCGGCCAGCGGTTTGCAGAGATTGTCAATCTCTGCCGCGTATGTACCGCCCATGAGATGCAGCATAACGGGGCTGTATTTCAGCCTTACAGTGCGGTCAGGCCCGCCATTGGATGATTTGATGGTGATGGTCTTTTTCATGTGTGCTGTTCCTCCTCAGTGCCCGCGCACGGCGGCGCTGTGGGCTTTTCGCCGCGCAATAGGTGAATGTGTATGCCCTCGTGAGAATCGGCCCCAGAGGGCGCGTCTGCCGCGCTGGCGGGCGGCATATATGGATTGATGCCAAACTGCCCCGGCGTTCCCGGTTCTTGTCCCAAAACACGCAGCAGCAGGAATAGTGCATCAATGTTGCCGCCCATCGCCGCCTGAATGAGCGGTACAAGCATTTTTACCATGAGGGTTGTGTTTCCATTTACGGCATCCTCGAAGCAGTCAAGCTCTGCGCTGGCCATGAACTTGCCCCGCCGGGCAGGAAGTGACAGCACGGAAAGAACGGCATCTTTAACTAGCGCGGCCTCCCGTGCCTTACGGCGCTTTTGTGCGGCGGCTCTGCCGCCTGCGGACTGGATAGCCCGTGCCCGCTCGGCTGGCATGGTGCTGAACGACCTCAGACCCGCCGTATTGCGCTTGCTCATGCCGGGGCCTCGGTCTTTGCCAGATAGCGCTTGACCCGCATACGGACGGCATCGGCCCGCGCCCATCGTGCGCCGTTCTTATATTCATCGGTGGCGTTGAGGGCCTCGGCAATCTGTACCCAGTTCAGGCAATCCACAAAGCGCCAGCGGAAAATCTGCTGTGTTTCTGCATCGGGGATAGTGGAGAGAAACTGTTCCAGCGTGTGCCGTTTGGCATCCCGGTCTTTTCGCAACTGCCGGATGTCGGCATCCAGCGCGGCGAGACATTCAGCATAGCGCTCGGTGCTGGATACTTTGGGGCCGGAACCACCGGGCATCCCCGTGAGCTTTGCCCCGGCGGGTGACGTGGCCCGCATATACAGCTCGCCGCGCTGATCGATTTTGTTTTGAAGTTCCTCGGCGGCGTAGTGATACGCACTCAGGTCTTTCAATGTCATGGGTTATTCCTCCTTGTAAAATAGACCCGCCGGGGCAGCGGTGCGGAGGGTGTAGCTCTGCCCTCTCTCCCTGCATCCCCGGCGGATAATGGTACGCTGCACACGCCCTGCCGCGCAGCGTCATTGTGTGTTGGTGGCCGTCCCGCCCTAAGGCGGTCTATTGGCTATGGATTTATGGGTCATTTGGCAGATGCCTCCCCGAATCTCGCGTCTTTTGAACTGGCTATATCGGCCAAGTTAAAGCCCAGTTCTGCCGCACCAAACGCATAGCCAGCGGCGGCGATCTGCTCAGGCAGTTCTGCAATCTCTTTTGTGAGGGCGGCGAACTCCTCGTAGGACTCGCAGATTTCAAGCCGATTTTCTACAAACCGCTTGCGAATCAGCAGGGCTTGCAAAGCCTGATATTTCTCTTTGACCTCAGCAGGCCAGAGCGAATTGTAATCTTCATAAAACATGATTTTTATCTCTCCTCCAAAAGTAAACAATGTCACACCATTTTCTATACAGTCTATAATCGCTGTATATACCCATATATAGGCTGTTATATAGCTATTTTAATAGTTACTGTATTTTACTGTTTACATTGTTTACAATATTGGTTAATGGCTATAGTGATAGGCTTTGAGCGGTCACACAGATTGTCACAGTTGAGTAAACAGTAAACACTTTGCAATCAGGAGATAAACCGCTGGACAGAAAATGTCACGTTTACATTCCCGGATTGTTTACCCATAGTGTGACATTTCTACGTGTCCTTTCGTTTGAATCCCCGTTGACTTCCATAGGGTTTGCCGTACCGCATGGGAGATTCTGGAATTTTCCATTCAGGCAGTCGTTGCAGTACCTTTTTAATGTTTTGACGGTCTTTAGCAGGAAAATTCGGTCCACCATTCAGCAGTTCACGCCATACCTCAAGGGGGCAAATGCGGTCACGGGGCATGGTCAGGATGTCCTGCCCCTTACAGGCCCCAGCCCAGTAGTCACGGCGTTTGTCGAGTGACCATTTCAGCCAGTCGGTGGGAATGGGAGTGTTGACAAAATCAACAATGCTGCTTTCGTTTTCAATTTCCTCCCGATGCTCCTCGGCGTGTTGCGCGGCGGCATCGGCCAGAGCGCCGGTCAGGAATAGCGGCTCTCCCATCATCCAGTAGCACTTTGCCTCCGCCCATAGCTGGTCTATTTCGGCCTCGGTCAAGTCCCATACATGATGCTTTATTGGCTGAACGCCGACATCCACTGGCCAGAATCGGCGATTGCCCGTGGTGTCCTGCAGGAAGTCGCTTGTATTGGTCGTGCCAAAGAATACGCACCGCCGGGGCAGTTCCTTGACATTACGACCATAGGCGGCGCGGTAGCGGTCAGAACGCAGGCTCAAAAACTGCTTGATGCGAGAGACATCGGAGCGCCGGAAAGCATCAAGCTCAGCTACCTCGACCAGCCAAACGCCCTGCAAAAGCTCGGATGCCTCTTTGCCCTCAAATGTGCGGATTGAATCATTGAACCAGCCCTTGCTCATTCTGTCCAGCAGCGTGGACTTGCCGATGCCTTGAGGGCCGCACAGTATCAGCATATTATCGAACTTGCACCCCGGTTCCATTGCACGGGCCACGGCACCGACAAAGGCTTTGCGGGTAACGGCGCGGGTGTATTCGGAATCCTCAGCGCCCAGACAGTCAATCAGCAGCGTGTCCAGCCGGGGCACTCCATCCCACGCCAGACCCTTGATGAAATCCTGCACCTCGTTAAACATGTGTGTAGCCGCATGGATGTCCAGCCCCGCGTCGATGGCGGGACGCTTGGTGATCTTGTATCCGCGCTCCATGTATCCGTACAAGCCGCTGTCATCAGAATCAGCCCACGCCCGCCGCTTGAATTTATCGGGAGTTTTGTTTAGGTCTGCGCCCCACGGCAGAGGGTGCAGCACTTCGGCGCGTGCACTAAATTCGTTGTAAAGGATACGGCCTTGCAAATTCGGGTCATGTTCAAGAATCAGTTCGACATTGCCGATTGTCTGCTTGGCCTTGCCGCTTTCGTCACGTTCCAGCATGGTGCGCCACATGACATCATCCCCGGCAGGTATGTTTCTTTGGCAAGCGTTCTGCATGGCCAGCAGTTCAGCGGTCTCCTCGCGGGCCTGTGTCTGCTTTACGGCATCATCGTTCATGGCAAATTCGCACATAGCTTTATAGCTTGGCCGTTTGTGTGTGGCAGTGTCAGGCGGCATATCGTCATCCTGCGCGCCGAAAAGGTGCAGGCGCACGAGATCAAAGGCGTTTACCAGCCGCCCGGAGCATGGGTCTGTTGCGTGGTGACTGTACAGAAATTTCCCATCATCGTAAAGCACTGCGCCGCCTGCCGTGCTGCCGCCCGTATAGGTGTATCGCTCGTCAGCGGTATCGCAGGAAGCGTACACCGTGGGCAAAAACTTTGCGATTGCGGCGGGTACATCGTAGGTACGGCAGAATGTACCAACGATGCCGTCTTTTGCTGTGGGGTCGCCCTGCTTTGCTATAAGGTGCTGGATGCGCGGCAGAACGCCGGGAATTTGCGGCCATTCAGCGGTGTTGTGCCAGTCGTGGAAAGTGCCGAGAATATCATCCGCCGGGGCTGGTGCGGCATCGCTGCTGTCAAAGACAGGGGCAATATCGCTGCAATGCGTGGGCCAGTACATGAGGCGGGAGGCCTCAAAGGTGGTCGGGTCTGCCCATTCCAGCCCGATATGCTCCGCAATCCGCCGCGCCAGCGGCTCGTACTCATCGGGGGTCACAGTGCGGTCAAGCGGAACAATGACGCGCAGGCGCGGATTATTGGGACAGTGCTTGGCGGTGGAGTATACCGCATAGGCACAGCCCAAAGCGTGGACTTTTTGCAGCAGCGCCTCGGTTTGCCCCGTCGGGATGCTGTCAAAGTCAAGCGTCACCAGATCGCGGCCCGTGACGGAAGCGGCCTTGCGCCGAGGCCCGTTAAGGGTGCCGCCCATAAAGCCGCCCACATCCTTGAGCGCGTCCTGCTGGGGCTTTTGCAACCTCAAATAATCATTATATGCACAGGTTAGAGGTCGCGAGGTGCGCAGGCGTTCGCAAAAATCTTGCCATGACAGCGATTCGGGTCGCCAGTTCTTGGATGCACGGGATTCCCCCGTGCTGATAGTGAGTTGTCTGTTCATGCCGCCCTCCATCATGCGCCCATGCAGGCGGTTTCGTTCAGCCAACGGTAAAACGCTTGCACGGGGACTCGCATCCGCCGGGGACTTTGGCAAACAACGGGAAAATCTGCGCGGTGAAACAGTTCATATGCGGCCTTTATGGGGATGCCCATGAGGCGGGCTACGTCTGACGCTGTGTAAACAGCGCTGCCCGTCTGTGGATCGATGATCGGATACGCCCCATCGCCTGTGTAGCCTTCGCCCTGCCGCACGGTGACGGTGCTGTGGGTATCGCTTTCCATGAGTTCATTCCTCCTGCTGCTTTTTCAGCTCGTCCAGCGCGGCCTGAACACGGGCGAGGCGTTCGCCGGTCATCTCATGGCGCATCCAGATGGTGAAAGAATAATTGCTGACACCTACGGCATCGGCAAGCTGCCACTGATACAGGCCAAGTCCTTTGATCTGTTTACGGATGTTCTGATTAGCTTTTTCCATGATAATTTTCTCCTCTGTTGTAATAAGGTGTTTAGGCGCTCTCTTTTTCGAGATCGTGCAGAAAATCTTCTGTCTCATCGAGAGACACATCAAAATGTTCACCTCTGACAAGACAGTTGGTGTGGAAATCAACAATCATATACTCGCCAAAATTATCGCCGGATTCGGCGCGCCTTGACTTTTTGATTGTGTAACCATACTTGTTGAGTTTGCGGCGCAACTGCTTTGCGCGGTCTTTTTCACTTTTCATGGTAATTCCTCCATAACGTATTGACATCATACAGGAGTATCGTTATACTGTATGTGTAGTCTGTGTTATCGGTGTATTAAGTATAGCATATTAAACGAACATATCAACGGTTTTACGCTACATATTCATATAACTTTAAGACACAAAAATCGTATGTATTTATCGTATGCGAAAGGAGAAAATCATGGCAGAGAAAGAAAAGCCCTATGAGGCTGCGGGAAAGCACATCAAATTCATCAGATTGTCCTTATATAAGGGAGACAAACCGCATACTGTAAATGCGGCAACGAAAGAGATAAACGGGAAACCATATCTTTGCAGGGCGAAAGAAATCGGAAAAAAGCCCTTGACGCAAGTAGAATTTGCAAAGTATATCAACATTCCAGCAATCACGTTCCAAAATTATGAGTTGGGATTCCGCATGATGAAGAGCGATACAGCGGAAAAGGTGGCGGCTTTTGTCGGTGACGTGCTGGGATTCGAGGTCAGCCCGTACTACTTCCAAGGTGATGAATGGCTTGAAAAGTGGCGATACGAAGAATCGCAGGAGATGTTGAGAGATGCATCAGAATGGGGCGAGGATGACAGTCATCTGCGATGGGAAAAATCAGCAAAAGAGCGCAAGACTTTTTTTGCTGCGCTGTCGTGCCAGTATGACGACATTCGACATACTGCTGAATATGATTTCATGGATGCTGTGCCGGGTGGTGAGCATTTGGCTGGCCCGAATCGTTTTATATTGCACACCGATGACGGAAAGCCGACCTACCTCAGCGACGGTGAGATGCAACAGGTAGTTGATGCTCTGGCTGATACGCTGGCCTTTGAGCTATTTAAGATAGAAAGGAAAAGAAATGCCAAAAAGTAAAGCCCGCCGGGGAGCAAACGGCGGAGGAACACTGTATCACCGCACGGATGGCCGATGGGAGGGGCGCTACACAGTAGGATTTGACCCCGGCACCGGCAAACCTATCCGCAAGTCGATTTATGGAAAGACACAGAAAGAGGTGCGGCAGCGGCTTACCGAAATAACCCGCCAGCTCGACACAAACACCTATGCAGAGCCGGACAAGCGCCCGCTGGGGGCATATCTTGATAGCTGGATGTCTGAGTATGTTGAGCCGGTGCGGGCAAACTATACGATTTCAACCTATCGGGGCATTATTAAAAACCACATCAAACCAAACCTCGGCGCGGTGCGGCTGTGCGACCTTACGACCGATCAGGTACAGAAGATGGTGCGCAAGCTGGTAAACGCCGGGAAAGCGCCGAAAACGATAAAAAACACCATGACCGTGCTGAACAGTGCGCTTGAACAGGCAGTGAAAGAACAGGTCATTCTGCGCAATCCTGCCAAATACGCAAAGTTGCCATCGGTACAAGCCCCGGAAATCAAAACCTTATCCGTGGAGGAGATTGCCGCTTTTATGGATGCGGCAGAGGGATGCCAGTATTATGCGCCGCTCATGTGCTGCCTATTTCTGGGCTTGCGTGAGGGTGAGGCGCTGGGCCTTGCGTGGGAGCATATCGACTTTGAAAGCGGCAAGGCTCTGATCTGCCAGCAGTTGCAAAAAGAGAAAACAGCACACGGGGCATTCTACATCAAGCACTCCACCAAAACAGGCCAAAGCCGCACACTCGATCTGCCGGACTTTCTGATTGACATACTGAAAGAAGAACAGCACCGCCAGACGCTTGCCCGAATCGCCGCCGGGCCTGCATGGGGCAATGAATGGGGCCTCTGCTTTACCGATGCACTGGGCGGCTGTATCAATCCGCATACTCTGTGGGCAAACTTCAAGCGCATTGCAAAGAGTATCGGCCTGCCGGATGCCCGTGTACACGATCTGCGGCACACAAACGCAACGCTTGCGCTGGTGAACGGTGTAGACCTGAAAACTGTGCAGGCAAACCTCGGCCACAGCACAGCGGCATTTACCCTACAGCGATATGTCCACGCCACAGAACAGGCACGGAGAGCGGCGGCAGACCAGATGCAGCAGCTTTATGAAAATCAAATTAGAAAAGCGCAATAAAAAACGCCCTCGGCAGACGCATGAAAAACCATGCGCCGCCGGGGGCGTTCTGTGTGTTCTGGTATGTTGTTTTTGCCGTCAAAAATCCTAATTGTCGTCAAAACTGTCGTCAAAGGTACTTTTATATAAAGCAAAAACCCGCATATCTTACGCAGATACGCGGGTTTTTGTTGGCGGAGTAAGAGAGATTTGAATTTGTTACAATGTGCGCTATGGTGTGGAAGATTGATTGTTTACGAAAAATATACGAACCAATGCGGTTTATGCGGTGAAGTGCGCGTTAAGGATCCGTGTGGCTTCATCGACGGCGCTGGCCTTGGCCTCGGCGTACCAGCGCTGGGTTGTCAGGATGTCTGCGTGGCCCATCAGCTCCTTGGCTACCTGCGGGCTGATCTGGCACTCGACCAACACACTGGCAAACTCGTGCCGGAGCTGGTGGGCGGTGAAGTCGGCCTCCAGCACGGCCTTGTAGAGTGCCTCGCCGGTGACGCTGGTCTTGCCGGTTTTATAGCGCTTACCGCTGTCGTGAGCGTGGCCGATGCTGATACAGTATTGCAGCCAGGCGTTTTGGTATCGGCTCTTCGTCATGGGCTTTTTGCCGCCAAAGATGAAATCATCATCGGCCAGATCGGCAAGTCGGCTGCCGAGCGCATCCTGCAGGGGCTTGAGGATCGGCACGGTGCGGTAGGCGCTGTCGGTTTTCGGCTCCTCCAGCTCGGGGTAGTTGTTGTGCCAGACCACGGCCTTGCGCACGCGGATCGCGCCGTCGGCGAGGTCCTTCTTCTGCAGCGCCATCACCTCGCCCAGACGCAGGCCGGCGTACATCATGATGGCCGGGCAGAGGCCGAAGCCCTCGGGGTGGGCCTTAACATCGGCGACCTCCCGCTCTGTGGGGGCGCGGCGCTTGGTCTGGGGCAGGCCCTGCGGCAGCTTGAGCAGCGTGCAGGGGTTCGCATCGCCGTGCATCTCGGCGCACCAATACTGCCAGATCAGGGAGAGCACCGACTTCTGCCCGGCAATGCTTTTGTAGGCGTAGCCCTGCGCGGCCATGTGCATCAGCTCGCGGTTGATGTCGGTGCTGGTGATCTCGCGCATGCCCTGCCCCTCAAACCAGCCCTTGGCAAGCTCCACCTTGTGGCGGTAGCCCCGGCGGGAGCCATACTTGATGCACGGCTCCTTGGCGCGCCAGAACGCCTCTGCGACCTCGCAGAAGGGGTCTCCCCTGTCCCGGCGGGTGCTGGCCTCGATGAGGGCCGCGTCGAGCTTGGCCTGCACCTCCTTTGCGGTGCGGCCATAGAAGTGGCGGGTCTTGCCATCAATGACGCGGCAGCGCTCGATCAGGCCGTCCGCGCGTTTTTTCGTTTTTGCCATGCAAAAACCTCCTTACGATACACTTTGACAAGCGTGTCCGGAGGTGGTACAATACGAGTTGGAAGGGTTTCGTATTGTGTCCACCTTGGACACGCCGAGCCACTAAAATGTCTCACGGTTGCAGCCGTGGGGCGTTTTTTGCTTTTTTGGTAATTCCTACAAAAGTGTTCGTACCGCTTGCATAATGGATCCGAACTGTGTATAATATAGGTAAAGGAAGACTCGTGAAGGAAAAAGGCTGGGTTCCCGAATGGGAGTAGGCTTAATGCTTAGAATCCTTTGCCCCTGGGGTCTCCTCTTTTTTTGACCTTTCTTTTAAGACCTGGAGAATGTTCTCCGGGTCTTTTTCTATTTCCATAACAATCAAATCAATAGTTGCCATAGAGTAACTATACATAGGATGCGAAGGAACATTATAGCTGTAACACAATTTTGGATTACTCTTTATTCCATAATGCTGCACAAAAAGTCGAAAATGGTAGCTGTTGATTGTAACCGCAACGCCATCACTTGCCAAGCGTTTGTTTATTCTGGTAATACAGCGTTTTTCATTGAATGGGTAGACATTATTCGGGTCCTGTATTTCCTTGATGATAACACCACTCGTCTCTGCATTCTTGTCAATATGTATGGTCGAAGTTGCCTTGTCTTTGTCTTTTGTGATGTAGTGATAGTGTTCAATGCGAATGGCAAATGCTGCGTTATTTTCTTCTGCCGATAGGCTTTGTATGTCTGCGCTTGCCTGTAAAAGGCGGTTTGCCAATTCCGGCGGATATTTTGCACGGATCTCTTCCACGTCCAGCGGACGCATACTTACCGTCAATGTGAGAAAATTCTGCGGAACATACTTGTTTGCTTCAATGCCAAAAAAGTCATGCAGTTTTTCTGTATAGTTAAATACACAGGACTGAAACAGCGGCACATAGACCATCTCATATTCTTCTGTGATGAAATGTGTGCTGGTATTCCGCAATTCGATAATCTTTTCAAGGTTCAGCCGCAGGGGCGCTTTTCTGTTCGTAAAGACCTTTTCGATACAATTCTCAAGGGATAATGTTCGGTTCGGATTATCCTTGTAATAGATTGACCTTTCCCCCTGCGTGTTCATCATATGTGCCTTAAGCAATAGCTCCCAAGCATTACAAATGAACATAGAGAACCCTTCGATGCGGTAATGAATCGTTGGCTTGTTATACACTTCAATCGCCATCAAAAAGGACTCGATTGATTTATCAATAAGACGGTTCACTGTGTTTTCCAATGCTTTCTCCTTACTGTTCCATAGTCTAAATTCTGTTCCTTTGAGTTTCGTTCAGTAGAGAAGGGCTATTTTTACAGTCTCCTGCACAGGCCGACGGCTTTGCCCTCGATGGTGATGGTGTTCATATCCTCGCCGATGCGCGGGATAGTCGGAAATGTGGGGTTTTCCGAACTCAGTTTGCAGCTGTTACTCCAGTTTTTCAAATACCATAGTTGCCTGAATACGGTCACCACCCATCAGGCCTTTGCTGCCGCTGCTGGTAGTAGAAATCGTGTGCAGGCGATACCCCTTTGCGGCCTGCTCATTGATGACTTTTTCCAATTCCGTCAGATTGCCGGAGCCGGTTCCGATAAATTTTTCTTTCAGAATGACTTGCAGCACAACGTAGTGGTAGTTATTGCCGGATGCCCTGGAAAATGTGGATTCCTCCTGAAGCGTGTCAAAAATGCCCATAATAAGTACCTCCTATTTTATACCGCTGTTGCGGTTTGTTACAACTTCCTGCACAGGCCGACGGCTTTGCCTAAAACCAATGGGTGTAGCCTGTGACAAGCCCTTCGATTTGGATGTTATCTAGCTTAGGCCCACTGTACATCTTTGGCCGGTAGGCACTGTTGGCAGGGACTAATGTGATGGTGCTGCCGTCATAATATACGCGCTTGAGGGTGGCCTCTTCCCCTGCTGGTCGGTATTGTGTCCACTCTGGACACGCTGATCTATACGCTCACGGTGTTGGCGCACTGTGAGCGTTTTTTGTTATACTTAATAACAACGTTTACAAGGCGTATAACCCCAAGACTCGGCCTGCTCAAGTGTCACCTCGGTTGGATTTTCCATGCCGCTGCAGCTCGGGAGGCGGTGGTATTTTGTGCCGCTGTTGGCGATGTAGACCATGGTGGGCTTGGCCTCGGCGGGCTCCGGCGTGGCTGTAGGTTCTGGCGTCGGGGTCGCGGTGGGTTGCGGTGTGGCGGTCGGCGCGGCTGTGGGCTGTGGCGTCTCGGCGGCGATTGTCGCGGTGGGCATCGGCGGCTGTTGGGTGCTCTCTTTATTATTGCCGCCAACAATCCCGAGGATGATAAGCACGGCCCACATTACTGCTATAATGCCGGCGCGGGCTTTCTTGCTGAGCTTGAACATGTCCGTGGTCCACAGCCAGTAAGTCAGAAGAATCGGCAGGAGTGCGATACCCAGCAGCAACCAGAGGCAGCCGTTTTTGTCATTGTCCCCGCGGCCGGAGCTGCTGCCGCCGGATGACTTAGCGGTGTCCCTTGCCTTGCCGCCCTTGCCCGATGATGTAGAAGCGCTGTATGAAATCCCAGTGCCGGGGATACCCACAGATGCCGTCCTACGCCCGTTGGAGCTGACGGTATAGTGTGCGCCCTTGCCGCCGAACGAGACGCTTGTGCTGTTCTTGTTCAAGTTCAGCCGCACGCCCGGGGCGATTTTTACACTTTTGCGGAATCTGAGGCCCATGTGAAACACATCCTTTACAGTTTGCGGCAGAGGCCAACGGCTTTGCCTTCGATGGTGATGGTGTTCATATCCTCGCCGATGCGCAGGATAGTTGGAAATGTGGGGTTTTCGGCGCGGAGCTCGATATGATCATCGAACAGAAACACGCGCTTGAGGGTGGCCTCGCCATCGATCAGGACGGCAGCGACCTCGCCGTTCTCGACCATCGGCTGGCTGTGAATGGCTACGACATCGCCGTCTTTGATTTTTGGCTCCATGCTATCGCCCTGGCATAGCAGCGTGAAGTCGGCATGCCAATCGCTGGGGACTTCATCGTAGGCCTCGACATTCTCCTCCGCGAGGATGGGTGTGCCGCAGGCGATCTGCCCCACACGCGGGATGCGGTCCCGCTTCGGCAGCGGCTGGAACCCGGCGGGGATGGGGGTAGCGGCAACAGGATTTTTCCGTTCGACGGTTGATCGCCCCATGAGATAATCCATGTCGACATTGAAAATGTCTGCGATAGCTTCAAGCGTTTCAAAATCTGGTTCGCGGCTGCCAGTTTCATACATGCCTATCGTACTGCGGGATACTTTTAGCAAGGCAGCGAGTTGCTCTTGCGTTATGCCTCTCTCGATGCGAAGGGATTTTATAATTGCCGAAAATTTAGCCATGCGAAGTCAATCCTCTCTGTGTACTAATCTTATAATATCACGAATCGTGAGAAAGTCAACCGCAAAATGTCACGAAATGTGTTGACAAATACCAAGAGCGTGATATACTGTATATATAGTCACGGTTCGTGACAAATGAAAGCGAGGTGATTCTGATGGATTCGGAGAAGATTGCGCAAACATTGGTTGAACTGCGGGGCGCTCGACCGCGCGCCGAGGTTGCAACAGCGCTGGGTGTAAGCGTTTCTGCACTGGCGATGTACGAGACTGGCGCTAGAATCCCCCGCGATGAAACAAAGCGTAAAATCGCGAAGTATTACGAGAAAACCGTGGAGGAGATTTTTTACGCCTAAAAATGTCACGATAAGTGACAAGTGCGTGTCCACCTTGGACACGCAAAGGAGTTGATACAGATGAACGGAGTGTACGACAGGATCCGTCAGCTTCGCATTGCCAACGGGCTGACGCTGGAGGAGCTGGCCCGGGCCGTCGGCTACAGCGATAAGTCGATGATGGGCCACATCGAACATGGCAAGGTCGATCTGCCGCTGTCCAGGGTTGCCACCGTTGCGCAGGCCCTGCACACAACCCCCAAGGAACTGCTGTTCCCCGCCGCACCCCCAGAGAAGGCGGCTGCAGCTATAACCGTAGCCGTCAAGCTGGACGGCATGGATGAAACCCTTGATAAAGCGCACGAGCTGGTAAGGACAATCGAAAAAGCCAAGTCGCTGGTGGGCGACCTGGCCTTGGCACTGGATGGCCTACATACAGAGGAGTCAACACTATGAATGAAAACAAATATCCCCAGACCGATGAAGAAACTCGGTCTGGGGAACGGAAAGAGCCTGAACACAGACTAAAGTGGGAGATGCCGGATACCGGTCCGGTATACCATTCCCATAGCGACAGCTTTTTACTCTGGTTTTTGCCGCAGTTTATTCAACATGTTGGTGAGGTAATGGTTGGCGTCAGTCTTTGCCGATTCATCGAACTCTACGGAAATCGCATTCCAGAACTCATTCAGCTTATCATTCCAAAGTGACGGTTCAATTTTATCCGCGACAGACATTGTGCACAGCTGCCGCAGCGCTTCCGCTGGGGCGCTGTCTTTCGAGAAAAGCAGCCTTGCATTATAAAGCGCCGCAATTAAGACCGCCTGATTTTGTAACGTTGGACTGTTGAGAAATTGCATCGCCTTATTAAATACCTCAGAACAGGCGTTGCGCTTTTCTTCCCGCAGAGTTTGCCATTTCATGGTACGCCAGCTTACCCACGCACCCAAAGCAGCACCAAAAACGCCACAAAGCGCACTGAGTATCGTTAAAATACATATCCCTCCCTTCCGGCTCGATTATAGCACGGCGGGGATACAAGCTACAAGGAGGTGAACGCTATGCTGCAAGATGAACAGCGTGAGCAGGACAGTCTGCTTGCGTGGTTTGGCGATGGCCTGTACGATAAACCGTCACCAGCTCCGAAAAAAGACGCTCCGCACAGCTGCGGACTACTTGCCCACGTCTTTCTCCACGTCGGGGAGACACTGATCGCCATATCGCTTTATGAGTTCCTGCTGCGCTTTCTGCCGGAAATCATTCAGGCAGTTGCCGCATTGCTGTGAGGGATGGGCTGTAATCATCACCAGCTTTTCAAGCTCTTGAATGCTTTTGTTTATATCGCTGTCAGGCGTACATAAAAGCTGCGCCGATGCTATTGATGCCAACAAAGCAAAGCGGTATTCCTGCGGGTCTTCAACCCAGCGCGCATAGGTGGACAGCACCAGCGAGCAGGCACTGTGCAATTCTGCGCGGCGCTGCTGCTCCACCGCTGTTTTGCGTGCCATGTAAGCACCGACAAAGACGCCGATAACACCGAGGGTGCCGCTGACCGCAGTAAGAAGCAATGATAACCAATCCATTTTTATACACGTCCTTTCTGCCGTGATTATAGCACGGCGGGGATACAAGCTACAAGGAGGTAAGCATGGCACGCGAAAAGCAGGGCTACCGGGATGCGCTGGAGCGCATCCGGCATGAGGCTGCGGGCGAGCTGGTGACAGTGCCCGAGGCCGCACACATCGTTTACGGCACAGACCCCTACGCCGCGCGCAAGGTCTGCCGTAATTTTGAGGGCTGGATCGGGGCCGGGCGCGACAAGCGCATCCCGGCCACCGCGCTGGCGAGGCAAATTTGCTGATGACAACGGATGATCTGGCCTGGGTGCAATCCAGGCTTAGGAACTGCACCAACGCCCGCCGCCAGTTGAGAATCTGCGCCGAGTGTCTGTATGTGGATGAGGGCACCCTGCTGGAAAGTCTGGGTTATGCCAGTTTTGACGCTTTCCGCGCGGCGCATCCTCAGAATAAGCGATCCTGCGGCCCGTCTGTTGAGCGCATCTACAACCCTGTGCCGCCGGAGGTGATGCTGGAAAGCATCCTGTACTACTACGGCGGCGCGCCGATCAGCAGCGTGTGCAGGATGATGGGCTACACTCAGACCGTGACGCCGGAGGCAATCCGACATAGAGTGTGCAGCTGGAGAAAGAGACACCCGGCGCTTGCCGCCGGTATGCCGCACAAGCGGCCAAAACCGAAAAAGGAGACCAAGCTCATGAAAATGACCTATGATGAGGCGGGGCTGCCCGCCTACGCCTACGCCCGCAGCCGCTACACTAACAACATCGTCCGCATCGTGCGCGGGGAGCGCGCCCTGTTCGGTGTGGTGGAGCAAGAGGCCGTGGACACACTGAACGAGGCTGCGGGCGTCAGCCGCGCCCAGGCCGCTGCCATGTATGGCGGTGTGTTGTGCGGATGGGACAGCCCGATGGCAGACCTTAAAAACTACAATGAGGCCGGTGTCTACATCGGCCCGGAAATGGAGGATAAACATGGAGAAGAATGAGACCCCCAAAAACCTCGCCCTGCTGACAGCTGACGAGGTCATGCTCAGCATCCTGGAGGTGGACGCCGAGGGTGTGCGCATCAAGCTGTGGCCGGATGTCAACGCCGTGCGCGCCCATCTGGAGGAGTGCTGTGAGCGTATGCCCGGCGGGCTGGCTGGCTACAGTGTACGGCACTACGTTTGTGGGAGGTATCTGTACTGCGCCGTGGCCCTGGCCGACATCACAAAGGACGCCCCCTGCCCCAGCACATACCGCGTGAGCAGCGACGCGCCCACCAACGAGGCAGACGGCAGCTTTTTGGCCGCTGCTGCCGCCTGGAGCATCGGCGCGGGGGTGCTGAATCTGCCGCCGCTGCGCATCCCGGCCAGCAAGGTCCACATCGTTCCCCAGGGCAAGCCCGGCACCAACATCATTGAGCGCTACGTTCTGGACGATGCCCTCACCCTGGACGACATCACCTACAACGGTGACGGCAGCGTGGCATCGCTGAGGGTGCGCAAGCGTGATGGGAGCGTGATTACATGGCAAGCCAGCTGATCGCCCATGTGGCCGCCTGGTACATCCCAACGGGCCAGCCCTTAGTCAACGACATGGACGGGCTGACGATTGATGGTGCGTATCGCCTGGAGGCCCAGCGGATGCACGCCGAACTGGAGCGCCGCGCGCGGGGGCAGCCCCTATGCGTGGAGATCGACATCCGCCCGGTGAAGAACAAGCGCACACTGGATCAGAACCGCCTCATGTGGGCGCTGCTGAACAGGCTGGCGCTGGCGTTGAGCGGCGACACGCCCGGCGGGGTGACTGCCGAACAGTGCTATCTGGACTTGCTGGGCGAGTTCGGCGCAGAGGTCGAGACCTGGCGCGTGCCGGTCAAGGCCCTGCCCGCCCTGCGCAACACATACCGCGTTGTGCAGATGGTGGAACTGCTGGACAACGGCTATTGCATGGCCCGCCTCGGCCTGGGCAGCAGCAACTTTACCCGGCAGCAGATGCACGACTTTATTGAGCGCATCTTTGACCGCCTGAGCGAGGCCGGCGTGGACGACGCCGAGACAACCGAGCAGTACCGGGACTGGAGGCGTGCGGATGGATTGCATTAAGTGCAACAGCAGCCAGGTGCGCGTCATCGACACCCGAGCCAAGGGGACCCGGCGGATATACCGCCGCCGCGTCTGCATGATGTGCGGCTGCCGCTGGACGACGGTGGAGCTGCCTGTTGGTGATGTGCGCCAGGCGGTGGATGCCGTCAACGGACTGGAGGAGCGCCGTGGCAAAAAGCATACTGCAAAACGATAAAGAGTGCTACCTGTGCCGCAAGCGCTACAATCTGCGCACCACGCGCGGCCTGGAGGAGCATCACATCCTGTTTGGACGCGGGCGGCGCGAACTGTCCGAACAGTACGGCCTCAAGGTCTGGCTGTGCCACAACCATCACAATGAGCCGCACCTGGGCGTCCATTTTGACCCCGCCGCCCGGCGGGAGTTGGAACAGGCGGCACAATTTGCTTTTGATGAACTCCACGGCCCCGGCAGCTTTGCCAGGGTGTTCGGAGAAGAAATTTAGGAGGATACCAATGCCCCAGATCGTAAACAAAAAGAGCGTGCTGGAGATGGCGATGGGCGCGATTGCCGAGATCACAGACTATGAGGTGGAGCGGGTCGTGGCGAACATCATGGACCCCAACACCAACGCAACGGCCAAGCGCAAGATCACCATCACGCTGACGTTTGCCCCGGACGACTACCGCCAGCAGATCGGCATGGACGCGCAGGCAAAGACCACCCTCGCGCCGATCCAGCCGGTGCGCACCTCCCTGTGCATTACCAAGGCGCGAGACGGCAGTCTGCTGCTGGCCGAGATGACGCCGCAGGTCCCCGGACAGGTAAACATGGACGGAGACGAAGCCCCCGTACCGGCTATGGCCCGCGTAGGCCGTGCCGGGTATTAACACACAGAAAGGACAAGACAATGGAAAACAGCTTTTTGAGAGACGCTATTGACCGCATTGTGGAGCTGGCAAGGCCCTACACCCTCTCGACCAACGACGGCCACCGGTACAGCAATGTGGATCTGCACGAGGTCAAGCCGGAGGTTGAACTCCCGGAACGGTACTCGGTGGATACTCTGGAGGCGCTGGTCAAGCTGATCCGCACCGAGGGCATCGGCCACTCTCCCCGGCTGTATGTGCGTGTGGACAGCTCCCGGCGGGTCATGGTGGACACTACATACACGCATAAAGAATATGCAGAGTTCAGCCGCCTGCCGCTGTATGAGGCCGTGAGCGATGTGCCGAGCATTTCCGTCAACCAGTACATCAGTCAGGAAAAGGCCGTTGTGGAGCTGCAGAGCCTGTACGCCGTCACCGAGGACCGGGACTACCTGCTGGCGCTGCTGAGCCGCATTGACGTCAATCAGGGCGTGTCCAGTGTGGACAACGGCATCAGCCAAGAGGTCAGTGTCCGCACCGGCGCAGTGCTGAAGGAGCAGCAGACGGTGCAGCCCATTGTCCACCTGCAGCCCTACCGCACTTTCCTTGAGGTCGAGCAGCCCGCCAGCGACTTCCTGCTGCGCCTTGACAAAGAGGGCCGCCCGGCGCTGTACGAGGCTGACGGCGGTGCGTGGAAGCTTGAGGCAAAGCGCAACATCGCCGCCTATCTGGGCGAGCAGCTGGCCGATCTGGTGGAGCGCGGCAGTGTGGTGGTGATGATCTGATGCTGAATATCTGTGCATTACAGGGCCGCCTGGCCCGGGACCCGGAGCTGCGGCAGACCAACACGGGCAAGCAGGTGGCGACGTTCACCCTGGCCGTTGACCGCGGGCGCAGGGACGCCAACGGCAAGAGCGTGGCGGACTGGATTCCCGTCATTGCGTGGGAGCGCGCTGCCGAGTTCGCCTATAAATGGCTCACTAAGGGCCAGATGGTAGCGGTGGATGGACGGCTCCAGAGCCGCACCTACACAGCCAAGGACGGCACCAACCGCACCGTGCTGGAGGTTGTGGCCAACAACATCAATTTTTGCGGCAGCAAGGCGGATAACGCAGGGGCTCTTTCAGCTCCTACTGAGGGGCCCAGAGTGAGCGCGCCCGCACCGGAGTACAGCCGAGGGCCGGGTGACGACTTCGCCATGATCGAGGATGAGGGCGACCTCCCCTTTTAAACGTTGAAAAATTGAAAAATGACCTTGCAGGGACGCGCCGAAAAGAGCGCGGCGCACCCCTGTGTTAAGGTCAGCCGTTTTTAGAAAGGCAGAACCTATGGACAATCCTGGATTTTTCGCCATTCTCCCCGCCACGGTGCGGTATGATCGGCGGCTGAAGCCCGCCGAAAAGATTTTTTACGCAGAGATCACCTCTCTGGCCGAAAAGACGGGCTACTGCTACGCGAGCAACGCCTACTTCTGCCCGCTGTACGACACAACGGAGCGCACAGTCCAGCGCTGGGTGAAGCACCTGCAGGAGCTGGGCTATGTGGCCGTTAGCTACGCCCGGGACAGCGCAGCCAATCAGCGGTACATTTCCCCGCTGGTCGGCCTCGTGCCGGATGTATGCGCCGAAAACCACCCCGACAAAAATGTCGGTGAGCGACACCCAGTGTCGGCGGGCGACAAAAATGTCGCACCCACCCCGACAAAAATGTCGCCTACCCCCCGACAAAAATGTCACCCAGAACAATACAAGAATAATAATACAAGAGATAACAATACGCGTGCGGGCGCGCGCGCGAGGGAGACTGCCGCGGAAATACTGCAGCAGGCTTTCCCCGAGGATGCGCGGCTGACCGCTGCGCTGCTCTCCTTTGCTGAGAGCCGGGCAGCCGGCAAGCACCCCCTGACGGCCAACGCCGCCAAGCTGGCCTGCAGCAAGCTCATCCAGCTGGCCGATGAGGCGGGCGTGCGTGACCGCAGCGGGTACATGGCGGCCGTGCTGGAGCAGAGCATCCTGCGCGGCTGGGAGGGGCTTTTCCCCTTGAAAGATGATTTCACCGACCGCGCCCCGGCGGTGCAGCCGGTCAACGGGCAGGATCGCCCGCGTGAGATCAGCCCGGACGATGACATCACTGATTTTCTGTGAGGTTAGGCATGGAGAAAACAATGGACAGGCGCACCGCCAACCAGTGGGCGTTTCTGGGTGCAGCGCTGATGGATCCCGAGGCCGCGCGGCCCTACATGTCCCGGATGGTAGCGGCCATGTTTGCCCCCGGCGGGTGCCGGGAGGTCTTTGCTGCGGTTCAGCGGCTCTCGTTGGGCGGGCAGGCGGTGGATGTGATCACGGTCGCCAATGCCGCACAGGCCGCAACCGGCAGGGACTGCAAGGCGCTGCTGGTGCAGATGGCCGATACATGCCCGAGCGTCACCAACATCGGCAGCTATGCCGCGCAGATTCTGGAGGATTACCGGTACGAGCTGCTGCAGGCAGATCTGATGAAGTGCATGGCCAAGGACGCAATGGACGCCGACAGTGTCTGCCGCCAGCTGCGCCGCACGCTGGCGATGCAGGATGCCATCAGCACCACGCAGGCCGACACCACCGCGCGGGAGTTTGATGCTGTGCTGGAAACGGCACTGGCCCAGCTGGATGAGCCGGACACCAGCCTGAAGCTGGGTTGGCCGGAGCTTGACCGGTACGGTGTATTCCACCGCGGCCGCACCTGCGTGGTGGCCGGGCGGCCCGGCTGCGGCAAGACGGATTTCAGCATCAATCTGGCAAGCCGCCTGAGCAAAAAGTACCGCGTCTACTACCTGACGCTGGAGGAGACGGCAGAGGCGCTGATGGACCGCATCCTCTCCAAGGTCAGCCGCATCGACAGCGGCAAGCTGACCAACAAGACCCTGACACCGCGTGAGCGGGAGATCATCGACAACACGGCGGGCATCCTGCGCCGCCACCACAACATGATGCTGGACGCCGACAGCAACCTGACGATTGACGGTCTGGAGGCAAAGCTGATCCAGCACAAGCCGGACATCGCCTTTATTGACCACATCGGACTGTTAAGCCCCACCGACCCCCGCCAGACAGAGTACCAGCGCATCAGCGAGATCACCCGGCGGCTCAAGGTGGCAGCCATGCGGATGAACATCGTCATCGTGGAGCTGTGCCAGATCAGCCGCAGCGGCGTCAAGGGCAACGAGGGAAGATTCTGCAATCTGGAGGATCTGCGCGGCTCCGGCACGATCGAGCAGGACGCCAACAGCGCGATCTTTGTGGAGAACCGCAAGCCCGAGGATAGCCGGGAACTGCACGGCGAGGAGGCCAGCACCGCCACGGCGATCATGTACGCGAAAAACCGAGAAGGCCCTACGGGCGTTGTGTCCATGGAGTGGCAGCCCCAATACCACCAATGGCAGCCAGCGCCCAAGGAAGAATACGAGCCCGCAGACCAGATCAGCTGGCCGCGGTAAACAAAAAAACAGGAGGATTACTATGATCAGCATTGCAATTATCAACCTCAAGGGCGGCGTTGGCAAAAGCGTCACCGCCTGCAACCTTGCAGCCGAGCTGGCCGCCAAGAGCAAGAGCGTTCTGGTGGTGGACCTCGACAAGCAGGGCAACACGAGCAAGTTCTTCGGCGTGGCCGACTACGACAGGCCCTGCGTGTCGTCTGTTCTGCTGGGCATGGCCCGGGTGAGGGACGCCATTGTGGAGACGGCGATCCCGGCGGTTGTCCTTCTCCCCTGCGACATGCGGATGCTCAAGGCAAACCGCACGATCCTGATGGACAACGGCCCGCGGCAGTATCATCTGCGGGATGCACTGGAAACCTTGGACGATAGCTACGACTACTGCCTGATGGACTGCCCGCCGGATCTGGACATGGGCAGCATCAACGCGCTGACGGCTGCGGACTGGGTGATCGTCCCGGTAGACTGCGATGAGTGGGCTTGCGATGGCATGCGGGAGATCATCGACCAGATCGAACAGGTGCAGATGTACTACAACCCGCACCTCAAGGTGATGGGCGCGCTGATGACAAAGTACCGCCGCACACGGTACGCGGGCGAGGTCGTTCACCAGCTGAACGAGGCGGGCATTGAGATGCTGCACACCGTTATCCGGTACACGGTCAAGGTCAGCGAGGCCAAGAGCGCGCACGAGCCGCTGCGGGTGTACAAGCCGGACTGCTCGGCAGCGCTGGACTACGGATGCCTGGCAGATGAGGTCGATGAGGCCGTGTCCAAGATGGACACGCACAAGGAGGGCTGAGCGATGAGCAAGGGATTTTCTATCAACGACATTCTGGGCAACACAAAAGCCAACGCCCCGGCGGGTCAGAAAATGCAGGTCGTCATGCTGCCGGCGGCAGACATCGAGCCGAACCCGGAAAACAGCATCTACGAGATCGGGGATGTGTCGATGCTCAAGGCGGACATTGCCGAGCGGGGCCTTCGAAGTCCGCTGGAGGTCCTGCCCGCCTGGGCCGGGAAGTATATGCTGCTGGCCGGCCACAGGCGCTGGACGGCCTGCCGGGCACTGACTGCCGAGGGCGTGGCCGGGTTTGAGGTCCTGCCCTGCGTTATCCGCCAGAGCCAGGGCGAGGATGACGACCTCATCGCGCTGATAACCTCCAACGCCACGGCGCGCGAGCTGACCGACGGTGAGCGGCTGCGCCAGTACCGGGCGCTCAAGCAGGCCCTTGAGCGCAAAAAGGCAGCGGGCGCGCTCGATGGCCGCATCCGTGACGAGATGAGCCGCATCACCGGCGATGGCACCGGCACGCTGGGAAGATTCAACGCGATTCTCAACAATTGCACAGTCGAGGTTGTGGAAATGTTGGAAAAGGGCGAGATCACGATGACGCGGGCCTATGAGTGCAGCAAGCTGTACAAGGTGCAGCAGGCAGAGTACGCCAAAAACAAGTACGCCAGTATGCCGCCCATCACCGATATGGCCCGGCGGGCGGCCATCAAGTATCTGGTCGAGTGCGGCCTGGCCGACCAGTTTAAGAAGCTCGACTACGTTTGCAAGAGCGAATGGAACTACGCTGACAACAGGCTGGATGCCCGTAAGCTGGAGCCGGTGACGCTGGATCTGACCGAGAGTGAGACGGATGCGCTGCTGCGCATTGAGCCTGCTGGTTATTACAGCTTTCGCGTGAGGATGCTGGACCCGGCGGATACAAACGAGGTTATTGCCGAAAGCTCACTCACTACACGAGATTTGTTCGATGCCGCTAAGCGTCTGTACATCAACAAGGACGATCTAGCGGCGTACAAGGCCGAGGTGAAGGGCAAGCGTGATCAGGAGCGTGCCCGGCAGGAGGAGGCCGGAAAGTGGCAGGCGCTGGCCCGGCAGGAGCTGGAGGCGTTTGACAGCTGGCCGCTTGTGACGCGGCTGAAGGACCTGGGCCTGACGATCCGTGAGCGGAAGATGGCAGACGGCGGGCGGCTTATCATTGCCGTGGATGACCTGACGCGCTTTTCAGGCCATGTGGACGGCTTCCAATACCGCGAGTGCTTCGCGGTGCGCCTCGGGCCGAACGGTGAGCGCGCAGGCCGGGACGGAGACATCAATGCCCTTGACTGGTACAAGCGCTGGTACAGCACCGGTGCGGGTATTGATAACTACATTGCCGAGGACATCGAGAGGAGCGAGAAGAAGTGAAGTGCATGTATAAGCAGAGCAAGCGCGGCCTGCCGTCCGATGTGCGGACGATGGCGCTGCGGGTTGATGCGGTGGTCGGCATTGACATGGAGTATAAGCATGGAGGTGAGGACGATTGAGCAAGCCAAGGTACGATTGGTGGCCCTATGTAAAGGGCATGATCCGCCGTTACCCGGAACTGTGTGCCCGGCAGGAAGAACTGCGCCGCACAAAGATGTCCCCAAACCTGACCGGGATGCCTGGGGCCCACGGCCAGACCAGTGATCCTGTAGCCGATGCCGCCCTGCGGGAACTACCGGAGATCAACCGCCGGGAACTGGAAGCCGTACGGCAGGCTATTGAGGAGACACGGGCCTTGCCAAACGGTGAGGAGCGACTGGAGATGGTCAAGCTGGTTTTCTGGGATAAGACGAAGGCATATACATTAGCAGGTGCGTCGTTGAAAATGTACTGGTCTGAACGGAAGCTTGCCGAATGGCATGGGGCGTTTATACGATGTGTGGCAAGAAAGTTTGGACTGCTCTAAAGGTTATACATCTTTTTTACCATGTATAAATATAATAAAAAGTGCTGGAGGTATTTGACATGAGCTTCTTACGGGATTACAATGAAAATGATTTCTTGAATTCCTGGAAGGAGGATGTAAAAGTGACATTAGATACAATTCTTCAAAGCCTTGGAACGTGCAAACGCTATACTATTAACAGTGATGTATCAAATTATCTGAGATATATTGATGATGAGGTCTTTTATGTGGCCCCGTCTTTTGAGCAGGTAAAAACGAACAATAAAATTTCTACTTTAAATCCGCACTTTATTCTGTTTTCGGCACCGGGAGCCACCGGAAAGAGTTGCCTTGCAAAGCATATTGCATATACTCATAATGCTATCTATTGGGATACGTCAAAATTAAAGCTCGGTGAAAACACTTTTGATGGTAGTATTCTTAAAATGGTGGGAGCGGCTGATTATTCACGGTTTACTACCGATCTTAAGAATGGAAACACAGCACTTGTAATAGACGCATTCGATGAGGCAGAAGCAATTTCTGGGCGAACCGCTGTTCAGCAGTTTATCGAAGATTTAGAGCGCTGTGTTAATGGTGCCACAGTTCCCTGTGTGTTTATGTTTTCCCGCACAGAAACGGCTCAATTTATCGCATCGCTTTGCGCTGAAAATGATATAGCGCTTCAGCACTATGAAATAGGATTCTTTGAAGAAACACAAGCTGTCAATTTTATGGAGGGACAGATTGAAAACTTAAAGAAAGGAGAGGTTGAAAAAAGAGGGCATGGTGAAAGTTCTGTAACGAATGCTGAAAAAGATTGCATAAAAAAATATTACAATGCTATTCAGAATAGCATATCAGCAAACGAAAAAGCTTCGTTTCTCGGCTACGCTCCGGTACTCCAGGCGATTGCTTCGGAAATCAAGGGAACAAGCAACACTGCGATTCTTATAAGTAAGTTAACCGGCAAGGAAAATTGCACAGACATCATCATCCAGATTATGAACGCACTCCTTAAACGCGAACAGGATAAGGTAACGGATGCGTTTGCCAACAAGTGCAAAAGTGAGCATCCGGAGTTTACAGAATGGAAAACCGTCTATTCACCCGAAGAACAATTGAGCCGCATTGTGTTTTATATACTATTCGGCGATACGTCGTACAATGCCTACGAAAAGATGAATTTACCTCCGCAGCTTATAGATGAATATCAAACGCTTCTGAAATCCTTTTTGCCGCAGCATCCATTTATTCAAAACTATGTAAAAGGTTCTGCACTTCAGACTGAGGGAATTCATTTTACTGGACCTGCATTTAGAGATTATACGCTCGCAAAGCTCATCTTAAGTTCTGACGGAGCTCCACTTGCACAAATGTACTTGGACGAATCCAAAGGAGACAATTTCTCACCCTCCCCGATTTTTGCAGATTGTTATTTAAATCTTTGCAACAATACCATCCATTCGAGCCACATTTCTTATATATACGAATCTTATCGTTCAAAAGCGCATGCATTGGAAAAATCTTATTTGCAATATACTGAACCTCTGGATGAAGATGAAAAAAAATCGGCTGAAAATGTTATACGTGGTAATGTGATGCTGGGAATGGTCGCATCGAGAAGAGAGTCTCAGCCTAAACAGTTAGAATTTGGCATGATTATTGATTTTCCTAAAGATCCTGAGCTTTGTTTTGATAGAATGTACAATGTTAGCATAGATGCGCCTAATTTCACGGTTTGTGTTGGCCGCAGTAAGGCTGATACTTCTATTCATAATTCTGAGATTATCTGTAAGCGGATAAAATGGAAAACGGAACACTTATTGATAGAGGCAAAGAATCCAAATGGATGTTTGATTTGTACAAGTGAACCTTCTGTTGGGAATCCACAGCGCATTGAAATTGTGTGTGACGAAAATTTGAAGGTTTCCATGCCTGACATTGCACCTTATTACAAGCTTCTCAGATACAAATATGACTTTGATGATTCAAGCGATATTGATATTGTAAAGTTTACGCATGCACTTCGCTGCATTCTTGTGGAATTTAGATCGCACAGTAAGGATACGCTTGCCAAGCATATAGAACGTATAGATAATGTTGTTGTTGGAAACAACTCGATAAAGCAGCGAGTTCTTGCTTTTATGAAAGATATGGGCATCGTGTACGAAGAAACACATCTTTACAAAATTGATACAAGTAAGATGCAGGAATGCAAAATAAGCTTTAATGGTTTGCTGAGCATGAATTTTGATCAGTTAGAGGAAGGATACAGAAAATTCAAATCGTGGGACGCAAACGTGCATTAAAAAGCCAAAAAACCATGTTATAATACTATCATCAAAAGCCGTAAGGAACGTAAAACTCCTTGCGGCTTTTGTGTTGTTGTCCATAGTGACGCTCCTGGCAGCAGGGGGACTGCGCGGTTGTCTGCCGCGTCGCTGTGTATAAGTCCCCTGCCCGGTTGAGATGCCGGGCTATTTTTATGCCCTTGTAGTTCAATGGCAAGAGCCTGAGGTGTGCCGGTCCAAGTCCGGCCAAGGGCATCTATGAAACAATCCAAGGCCCGGCGGGTCAGCGTGCCCACGTTGGACACAAAACGCCGGGCCAAGAAAATATACCGGGAGGGGTGTGCATGAAAATGACCCCCACGAAAAACAACCCCCGCTATGCCAACGGCAATCTGCGGCGCAAGCATAGGGCCAGACTCCGGGCCATGGGGTGCGAGTGCGGCATCTGCCATGGGCGGTTCGGGCCGATTCATTACGATGAGCCGAGCGATGCAGCGCATCCGCTGAGCTTTGTTGTGGATGAAATCAAGCCTGTTGCCAAATGGAAACAGTTTGGTTATCCGTCAGCGCGGGCCGCAGCGGAGGATTGGGACAATCTGCAAGCTGCGCATTACTTTTGCAATGCGCAAAAACGAGACAAAACAGCGAGTTTTTCGCTTGATTTCGGTGCAAAAATGACGAAAATTCCCAAGGTTACGGACGGCAGCTGGTAGGTGGGGAGGGTCCCCCTCCCCCGCCCACGGCGACCCTGCTGCTGTCCAGCGCCGATTTACACACGGGGTGTTTATGAAGCTGAAGAATGTGAAGGGCGGAAGGCTTGAGGAGCTGAAAAACCTGAAGCTGGTGCTGGCGGCGGCAATCGACGGGTACAGCGACCCCAAGGCGCTGCCGCAGCTGGCAAAGCAGTACCGGGAAACGGTACGGGAGATCGAGGAGATAGAGGGAGCGGCGAACAGTGAGGACGAAATCTGTGAAATCCTTGGCGAGCGCGCCGCTGATGGGAAGTCAGGAGCCGTCCGAAAGAGTCGCACCTGACTATACCGCCAGCGACGGGCTGGATGCGGCCAAGCTGGTGCGCATCGGCGGGACGGTGCTGGACCCATGGCAGAGCGATATTCTGGACGACTGGCTGGGGCGCACGCCCTCCGGCAAGTGGGCCGCGCCCTCCGCAGGCGGCAGCGTGCCGCGCCAGAACGGAAAAAGCCTTCTGATCCAGGCGCGCAGCGAGGCGGGAATGCTTTTGTACAACGAGCAGGTCGTCTACACGGCGCACCTGCAGAAAACCGCCACCGAGACATTTGAGGAGATGCGCGACTTCTTTGAGGGGCCGAAGCTGCGCCGCCATGTGGCCGAGATCAAGACGGCCATCGGGCGCGAGCAGATCATCCTGAAGTCCGGCGCACGCATCAAATTTCTGGCGCGAACCCGCAACGGCGGACGCGGCCAGCACGGCGACCTGCTGATCTTTGACGAGGCGCAGGAGCTGGACGAGACGCAGCAGGCATCGTTCCTGCCCGCAATCTCGGCAAGCCTGAACCCGCAGACGCTGTACCTGGGCACGCCGCCGGATGAGAACGCCGACGGTACGGTATTCCGCCGCATCCGCACCGGCGCGCTGGACGGCACGGCCAAGCGCACGGCATGGTTTGAATACTCCGTCAAGGAGATCGGAGACATCCATGATCCGGCGCGCTGGGCTGCCGCCAACCCGGCGCTGGGGCGGCGCATCCAGCAATCCACCATCGAGGGCGAGGCGGAGAACATGGCCCCGGATACGTTCGCCCGGGAGCGGCTGGGCTGGTGGAGCCCCGTGGTAACGGAAAAGCTGGACTACGCGCTGGACAAGAATGCCTGGGACCGCTGCGCCAGTGATGACGAGAAGCCGGAGGGAAAGACGGCCTACGGCGTGAAGTTCGCGGCGGACGGCTCGGCGGTGTGCCTGTGCGGCGCGGTCATCCCGAAGGACAGCCCGGCGCGGGTATCGCTGATCGAGATGCAGCCCACGGGGCGCGGCTTCGGCTGGCTGGCCGACTGGCTGAATGTCCGCTATGACCGCGCCAGCTGCGTAGTCATTGACGGGCGCAACGGTGTGGATGTGCTTGTGGACCGTATCAAGGGAAGCTGGCGGGCCAGGAACTCCGTGATCCGTCCGTCGGCCAAGGATGTGATCGCATCGGTCAGCGCCCTGACCGATGCCGTGAACGAGGGACAGCTGACATGGTACCGCCCGCAGCAGGCGCTGCGTGAGAGTGCCGTGACCAGCATCAAGCGGCCCATCGGCGGCGGGTACGGCTTTGGCGGCGATAACAGTCTGCCGGTGGAGGCATGCGCCCTGGCGTTGTGGGGCGCAAAGACCAGCAAACGCGACCCGACCCGGAAGATGCGGATCGGCTAAGAGGAGAACGTGATGATCGCACTGAATTTCGGCACGGTGGCCGGACTGACGGAGCCGGAGCAAAAGGCCCTGGACGAGCTTGTCCGGGTCTACAGCCTGCATCAAGCCGGCAACGCCGAGAAGGAAAAATACTACGAGGGCCACGTTGCGCTGAAGGACGTGAACCTCGGAATCGCACTGCCGCAGGGCATCCGCAACCTTGAGGTCGGGTGCAGCTGGGGACAGAAGGCCGTGGACGTGCTGGCCGCCCGCAGCATGTTTGACGGCTTTGTGAGCAGCGGCGGTGACAATGCTGTGCTGAACCGGCTGATCGCGGACAACCGGCTGATCGCCGAGTACAGCAAGGCCTGCCGGGATGAGCTGAAGTACGGCTGTGCGTTCGCGACGCTGTCTGCGGATACGGCCATCGGCTGCAAGATACGATTCCACTCCCCTGCCACGGCGGCAGCGCTGTGGAGCGGCGAGAAGGGGCGCATTGCCTGCGGGCTGGCGATTATTGACACCGTGCCAGATGAGCATCTGACCGGCGTGTGGCAGCCGCGCGTAGTGAATCTGTACATGGACAATGCCGTGACGGTGCTGCGCCGGAGGCCGGACGGCTGGAATGTCCAGCGACTGCCCCACCGCATGGGCCGCCCGCTGATGGAGCCGCTGATCTGGAATGCCACGAGCGGCAAGCCGTTTGGCCGCAGCCGCCTGAAGCGCTCCATCCGCACGCTGATAGACGATTACATCCGCACCGTGGCGAATGCCACGATTGCGCTTGAGTTTGACACAACACCGCAGAAGTATATTCTGGGCGTCACGGATGAGCAGTACGACGTGCTGATCTCCGACAAGTTCAAATCCTACGTGGGCAGTCTGCTGGCGGCGACGAGCAACCCCGAGACCGGCGAAAACCCGGTGTTCGGGCAGCTGGCGCAGGGCAGTCTGAGCCCGCACACCGAGAAGATGCGGATGACGGCGACCCAGTTTGCCGCGGCCACCGGCCTGACGGTGACGGACGTGGGCGTTGTGAACGATGCAAACCCCACGAGCAGCGACGCGATTCTGGCCCAGAGCCAGACGCTGGTGCTGCTGGCGCAGCAGCTGAACACCGGAAACGGCGACGCGCTGCGCACGATTGCCCAGATGGCGCAGGCCATCCTGCGCAATGTGCCGCCCGGTGCGCTGACCGAGGAAGAGCGGAACGTGATGCCGCACTTTAAGAATCCGGCCATGCCCAGCGTGGCCGTGACGGCGGACGCCGCCATCAAGATCGCCACGGCCCGGGAGGAGTTCGCCAGCACGGACACGTTTTTAGAGATGATCGGCTTTGACCAGGCGGACATCCGCCGTATCCGTGCGCAGGAACAGCGGGTGCGGGGGCAGCAGGTGCTGATGGAGATGGAAGATGAGGATAACGACGCAGGCGTGGGAGACGTACATCCGCAGGCTGGCGCAGCTGAATGAGAAGGCCGCGCAGCTTATGGCGGAGTACCTGGCCGCCCACGGCACTGCCGACACGGAGGCGCTGACCGACTATGCCGCGGCGCTTGTGCAGAAATACGGTGAGGGCAGCGCCGAGCTGGCCTGCCAGATGTATGATGCCATGGCGGCGCTGCAGAATGCCAGGGTGTCCCCTGCCGAGCCTGCGGCACCTGCAAGCCGCCGCGAGGTGGCCCGGATGGTGCTGGCCACCCGGGAAAGCCCGCCGCAGATGCAGCGGGGCGTGAGCCGACTGGTAAAGCGGGCCGGGGCCGACACGACGCTGAAAAACGCGCAGCGGGACGGCGCGGAGTTTGCCTGGGTGCCGCACGGCGACAGCTGCGCCTTTTGCCTGACGCTGGCAAGCCGCGGCTGGCAGCGAGCCAGCCAGGCGGCCATCAAGGGCGGCCACGCAGAGCACATCCACGCCAACTGCGACTGCGAATACGCGATACGGTTTGACGGGCGCACGAGCGTGGCCGGGTATGACCCGGATGCTTATCTGGCGCAGTATAACGCTGCGGGCGGCGATATAAACAGGATGCGCAGGGCGAATTACGCCGCCAACAAAGAGCGCATCAATGCCCAGAAGCGGGCGGCGTATGAAGCGCGGAAAACCCGGGAAGACCAATAAAGCCAACAGCAGACAGCAGACAGCACTGCTGTTTATATGCCCGGCTCCGCTGCACGAGGCGGAGAAAGGCACTGATTATGCCCGGCACGGCGTTAAACTGTACAGCCAGTGCGGATGCGACCCGCGTGAACAAAGCGCAGGCGGAAAGGACCAGAGATGAAACGCGAAGAAGTAAAAAACAAGATTCCCGGCATCACTGACGAGCAGCTGGACTGGCTGATGGGCGAAAACGGCAGGGACGTCACTGCCGAGAAAACCAAAGCCACCAACCTGCAGACGCAGGTGAACGACCTGACGACCCAGCTGAACACCGCCAAGGACGGCCTGAAGGCGTTTGATGGTGTGGATGTGGCTGATTTGAAGGGGCAGATCACCAAGCTGCAGGGCCAGCTGAGTGAGCAGGCGGACGGCTTCGCCTTTGACAGCGCCCTGGACGCTGCCATCCACGGTGCCCACGGGCGCGACGTGAAGGCCATCCGCGGGATGTTGGATGTAGCCGCACTGAAGGCCAGCAAGGACCGCACCAGCGACATCAAGGCTGCAGTGGAGGCGCTTGCCAAGGAAAAGGCATGGGCCTTTGAGGACGGCGGCAGCGGCTACCCCAATGTGCCCGATGGCGGCAGTGCCGGTGCCGGAGGCGGTACACCTGCGGCAGATGGTGTGGAGGCAGCCTTTAAGGGGATGAATCCGGGGCTGAATGTGTAACGGCAGATGGCGGCAAGGTCTGCCCTCATCCGGCCCTGCGGGGCCACCTTCAGTCTACGCGCTAAGAGCCGCCTACGGCGGTTGCGCTCCGACACGCGCCTGCGGGCGCAGCCCCTCGGGGGAAGGCTTAGGAAGAAAGAGAGGTAATTTTTTATGGCACATGCAAATCAGGAACGTTGGAGCAAGCTGGTGGACGCAAAGCTGCGCAATCAGCTGGTGACCCGCGATAATGCAATCTTCAACAGCCGCTACGAGGGCGACCCCAAGAGCGGCAAGGTCAAGATCCCGGTGCGTGACACCGAGGTGGAGGTCAAAGCCTACGATAAGGCCAACGGCATCGACCCGAAGGCCGGTACGACCACCTACCTTGACCTGGACATCGACCACGACGAGGCCGTGAACGAGCTGATCGACGGCTACGATGCCGCCAGCGTGCCGGACGGCATTGTGGCGGACCGTCTGGACAGCGCGGGCTACAGCCAGGCACTGTCCATCGACAAGGCAAGCCTGGAGGCCCTGCAGGGCGCAACGGGCGCAAACATCTGCGCCACCAAGAGCGCCGTGACCGAGGAAAACGCCTACAAACTGGCGCTGCAGGCCAAGCGCGTGCTGGGCCGTAAGGGCGTGCCCAAGGATGGCCGCTTTATGATCGCATCCCCGGAGTACATGGAGGTGCTGATGCTGGACAGCCATTTCATCAAGCAGGGCGACCTGTCCCAGGAGCTGGTGCAGACCGGCGCTGTGGGAAAGATCGCGGGCTTTGCGGTGTATGAGTCCAACAACATGGACTTTGAGAACGCGAACCGCGTGGCCAGCAAAAAGACCACCACCGACTTCATCTGCGGGCACCCGAACTGGTGCCACCGCGTTATGGAGTGGCAGGTCCCCGTGCATCTGCAGGATCTGAACGGAAGCGGCAAGTACATTGGCGCAAGCGCCGTGCAGGGCCGTAAGGTGTACGGTATCAAGGTATCCAAGCCGCAGACGCTGTTTATCAAGCGTACCGAGGCGGCGACCTAAGGAGGCGCACCATGCGATATGCTACCCTGGCCGATGTGGAGGCCGGCTTCCGCAAGCTGGAGGAGGATGAGCAGCGCCGCTGCCTGGCTTTGCTGGAAGAGGCCGCTACCATAATCGACACATGCAGCGAGAATGCCGCACCGGACCGCAAGCAGCTGGTGAGCTGCCGCATGGTGCGCCGCGTTTTAGGCGACGGAGCCGCGGCCCAGCTGTACCCCATGGGGGCGACCCAGGGGTCTGCGTCCGCGATGGGCTACACCCAGAGCTGGACGATGAGCGGCGGCAGCAGCGGCGAGCTGTATCTGTCAAAGCTGGAGAAGCGGCTGCTGGGTCTGGGCAGCCGCGTGGGGGCACACAGCCCGCTGGAGGATCTGACATGATCCGCGGGGCTGATGTGCTGCTGTACGTCAGGACGAAGGACGGCGAGGATGAATTCCACGCGCCGGCCTGGCGCGAGACGCCGGTGATGGTGCACAATGTGCTGATCGGAGAGCCGGACGCGGATGCAGTAGTGAGCGACCTGCAGCTTTGCGGCAGGCGGCTGGCCTACGTGCTGGCAATCCCCAAGGGCGACACCCACGACTGGGACGGCGTGACGGTAGAGTTCTTTGGCCGGAAATGGCGCACCTACGGCGGCGTGACCGAGGGCATCGAGGAGCTGCTGCCGCTTGCCTGGAATAAGAAGGTCAAGGTGGAGCGCTATGAATAAAGTGCGTATCAAGCTGCACAGCGCTGGCGTCCGGGCGCTTTTGAAGGGCGCCGAGATGCAGGACATCCTGAAAGAGCAGGCCGCGGCTGTAGCGGCGCGATGCGGCGACGGCTACGAATACCGCGCCGACTTAGCCCAGAAGCGCGCTGTCGTAGACATCTACCCGGCTACCCCGGACGCCCGCCGCGACAACAGCAGGCACAACACGTTGGAGAAGTCACTGAAATGATCGAGACGACAGTTCTGAACTTTTTGAGCGGAAAGCTGCGCGTGCCGGTGCTGGCGGAAGTACCGGAAAAGCCCCCCGGCAGTTTTGCCGTAGTGGAGAAAACGGGCGGCGGACGCAGCACCGGCCTGAAGCAGGCCACTGTGGCCGTGCAGAGCTACGGCGAGACGCTTTTGCAGGCGGCCCGGCTGGATGATGACGTTGTGGAAGCGATGGCCGAGCTGGCAACGCTGACCGGCGTAGGAGCGTGCAGACTGGTCCGTGATTACAATTTTACCGATACGGCGAACAGACGATACAGATACCAGGCGGTGTTTGAGATCGTGTATTATTAACGGCAGGCGGAGCAAGGTCTGCCCTCATCCGCCGCTGCGGCGGCACCTTCCCCCGAGGGGGAAGGCTTAGGGGGGCAGGCGGAGCAAGGTCTGCCCTCATCCGGCCCTGCGGGGCCACCTTCAGTCTACGCGCTAAGAGCCGCCTACGGCGGTTGCGCTCCGACACGCGCCTGCGGGCGCAGCCCCTCGGGGGAAGGCTTAGGAAGAAAGCGAGGTTATATATGGCAGATACAAAACTGGTGACGGTCAGCAAGCCGAAGGTCGGCGGTGCGGTATGGCGTGCGCCGCTTGGTACTACGCTGCCCACCGATGCCACAGCGGCGCTGGACAAGGCGTTCAAGTCGCTGGGGTACATCAGCGAGGACGGCATGACGAATGCCAACTCCCCCGAGAGCGACAGCATCAAGGCATGGGGCGGCGATACCGTGCACACCTACCAGACCGAGAAGCCGGACACCTTCCAGTTCCAGCTGATCGAGGCGCTGAACGCGGAGGTGCTGAAGGCCGTTTACCGCGACGACAACGTGACCGGCGATCTGGAGACCGGCCTGACGGTGAAGGCCAACGCCAAGGAGCAGCAGGACGCCTGCTGGGTGGTTGAGACCATCCTGAACGGCGATACCGTGAAGCGCGTCGTTGTCCCCTGCGCCAAGATCACCGAGATCGAGGACATCGTCTACAAGGACGACGAGGCGCTGGGTTACGGCGTGACGATCTCGGCCACGCCGGACAGTACGGGCAACACCCACTATGAGTACCTGAAGAAAGGCAGCGCATGATGTTTACGGGGAAAACAAAGAGCGGATTTGTGTACTGCATCCCGGAGAAGCGCATCCAGAACATGGAGCTGCTGGATGCGCTGACCGAGCTGGAGACGAACGGTGCGGCGCTGCCCAAGGTGGTGAACCTGCTGCTGGACGCGAATGCCAAGCAGAAGCTGTACGATCACGTGCGCGACGAGGACGGCACGGTGCCGGTGAAGGCCGTTTCGACGGAAATCTACGACATCTTCCAGAACGGCAGGCAGGCAAAAAACTCCTGACCCTCGCCTGCATGGCCGCGCGGTTCCCGGATGAGCTGACCTGCGACATGGCCGAGACCTACCATGCGCTGGACTGGCGGGCACTGGGTCTGCCGCTGGCGGCCACGCTGGCCGCAGGCCTGCGGGAAAACAGCCGCACCCGGATGGCGCTTGCCGGGAGCGTGTCCACAGTGGACACGCTGCTGCTGGGCGCTGCGGTGGATGCGCTGCATCTGCTGGTCTGGGGCAAGACGAAGGATGGACAGAAGGGCCGCAGCCGCCCGGAGCCGGTGGTGAACAGTTTGCTGGGCGTGCCCGGCCAGCGGCAGGCCACCGGCTTTTCCTGTGCGGCGGACTATGAGGCGGCGCGGGCGAGGATATTGGGAGAGGGGTGAATGAAATGGCGAAGCAATCGCTGGCGAGCGCGTATGTGCAGATCATACCGTCCGCCGACGGCATCAGCGGCAAGCTGGCCGAGGTCATGGGCGGCGAGGCGGCGTCTGCCGGTAAGATCAGCGGCAAGAGCCTGGGCTCGGCGCTGGTGGGCAGCCTGACAAAGGTCGTGGCGGCGGCGGGCATCGGCAAGATGCTGCAGAGCACCTTTACCGGCGGCACTGCGTTTGAGAGTGCCATGGCTAAGGTCGGCACGATTGCCGACACGGCCAAGGTGCCGCTGAAGAGCCTGAGCAGTCAGGTGCTGCAGGTGTCCGGTGACATGCGCATCGGCGCCAATGGGATCGCCGAGGCGGCCTATCAGGCCATCAGCGCCGGGCAGGACACCGGCAACGCCGTGGCCTTTGCCGGGCAGGCGTCCATGCTGGCAAAGGCGGGATTTACATCCAGCGCATCGGCGGTGGACATCCTGACAACGGCGCTGAACGCTTACGGCAAGGGTGCGGACGAGGCGGGACATGTTTCGGATGTGCTGCTGACGACCCAGAACCTGGGCAAGACCAGCGTTGACGAGCTGGCGGGCAGCATGGGCCGGGTCATACCGCTGGCAGCTGCCTACAACGTGAGCCTGGAGAACCTGTCCAGCGGGTTGGCCATCATGACGGCCAAAGGTATCGCTACGGCGGAGGCCTCGACCTATACAAAGTCGATGCTGAACGAGCTGGGCGATACAGGCTCGGCCGTTGGCAAGATCTTGCAGCAACAGACCGGCAAGAGCTTTGCCGAACTGAACGCCGACGGCAAGAGCCTGGGCGATGTGCTGCAGGTGCTGTACGGCAGCGTGGGCGGCAACGCCACGAAGTTTGCGGGACTGTGGAGCAGCGTAGAGGCTGGTACGGGCGCATTGTCGCTGGCAAGCTCCGGCGCGGACAAGTTCAACGGTGTGCTGCAGCAGATGCAGACCGACAGCGGCCTGACGCAGACGGCCTATGACACGATGACCGACACGATGGCCTACAAGCTGGACGGCGTGAAAACCAACGCCCAGAACCTGGGCACGGCCCTGTTTGATGCCGTGAGCGGGCGACTGGGCGAGGCCGTGACGCTGGCGGGCGGCTATTTGCAGACGCTGTCCGAGAGCGTGCAGCAGAACGGCATTGCGGGTCTGGCGCAGGGGCTGGCGGCGGTATTTACCGACCTGACCACCAATGTCGGGACGCAGCTTTTGCAGACCGGCACGGTCCTGCTGGGCAAGCTGGGGGACGGCCTTGTGACCGGCATCCCCCAGCTGCTGGCACAGGCACTGCCGGTGGCGGCAAGCCTTGCCAGCGGCTTGCGCGAAAACGCCGGGCAGCTGGTGGATGCGGGCATCCAGTTCATTTTGAATCTGGCAACCGGCCTGATGAATGGGCTGCCGACGATGATCGCGTATCTGCCGGGCATTGTGTCGGACATTGCGGGCATCATCAACGACAACGCACCGAAGCTGCTGACTGCGGGCGTGCAGCTGATCGTAACGCTGGGACAGGGGCTTATCCAGGCGATACCGGCATTGGTGGCGAATCTGCCGCAGATCATACAGGCGGTTGTGGATGTGTGGACTGCCTTCAACTGGCTGGATCTGGGCGGCAAGGTCATTAAGCTGATGGGCAGCGGCATCAAGAATATGGCGGGCTTTGTCAGCAGCAGCGTGAAGGGAATGATGGAGCAGCCCATCGCCTATCTGAAGAGCCTGCCGGAAAAGTTCTGCCAATGGGGCAAGGATATGATCCAGGGCATGATCCGCGGCATCACGAGCATGATCGACGGTGTTGTTGGCTCTGTAAAGAATGTGGCGTCTGCGATTGCCTCGGTCATCCACTTCTCCCGCCCGGACATCGGGCCGCTGCGCAGCTATGAGCAGTGGATGCCCGATTTTATGAGCGGGCTGGCCAAGGGCATCCGGGACAACCTGTGGATGGTCGAGGATGCCGCCGATGCGCTGGCGCTTACAACGGCCCAGCCCATGCAGCTGCAGGTGGCGGGCGTGCTGCGCGGCAACCAGCAGACGGCGGCAGCCAGCTGGCAGCCGCAGCCCGGCGTTGCCTACCAGCAGACGAATAATTTCTACACCCATGACAGCCTGTCGGAGTCCGAGCTCACCCGTGAGGCGGAGGACATGATGAACCGGCTGCGGTGGGGAATCCCATAAAGGAGGCGGTGCAGCATGGCGCGGACCGTGCCGGTATATACCTATCAGGCCGCGGATGGCCGAAGCCTGCGGTTTGCCGTGGACAGCGATTTCTGGATCACCGATATGAGCGGCGACGACGGGCTGGACATCGAGACGAAAACGAGCCAGTCCTATGGGCAGACCGGCAAGACGATCACAAATCAGTCCGTCGGTGAGCGCAGCATCACCGTGACGGGGGCTATCCTGCGGGACCTGGACGCCAACGAGGCGCTGCTGAAAAAGCTGGTGCGGCCCCTGACGGCGGGACGCTGGTGCAAGACGGTGGGAAGCACGGTGTGGTACCTGGACGTTGTGCCCGCGCAGACGCCTATTGTGAGCGGCGGGGCCAACCTGCTGAACTTTCAGTTCAAATTGAAAGCGGCATTCCCCTACTGGCGCACCGAGGATACGGCCCGGATGCTGCTGGGCGGCATGGAGCCTGCCTGGTTTCCGACGCCCGTTTCGACAGCGGGGACCTTTGCAATCAGCCGGTACAAGCACAATATGTACACGAATTTTGTCAATGACGGCAACGCCGAGACAGCCTTTACGCTGTACCTGCAGGCGGCGGCCAAGGTGAAAAAACCGATGCTGTGGAATAACGGCACGCGGACCTTCATCCGGCTGAATACCACGATGCAGGCGCACGAGCGCGCGGTCATCTGCACAGCGGACGGAAACCGCGGCTGCCGGTACTACACGGCAGACGGCGCGGAGGACAACGGATTCCGGTTGCTGGACATTGACAGCGACCTGTGGATGATGCTGACACCCGGCGACAATGTGCTGCGGATGACGGCGGACGAGGGTAACGAGAACCTGACGGCCATCGTCACGGCCCCGAAGGGGGTGGCGAGCGGTGTATGACATCCTGCGCCTGTATGTATACCATGACGGTGTGCGTGTGGGCATGGCGGAGAGCGCGGACAGCCTGCAATGGATGCCCGCGTTTGACGATTTGGGTGAGTTCAAGCTGGTCTGCGCGGCGACAGAGACGAACCGCGCGCTGCTGGTGCTGGACGCGGTGCTGTACAACCCGGATACCCCCGGTCTGGCCGCGGTGGTGCTGGCGGCGGAGGCCGACGGAGACAACCACCGAATGACGGTGCGCGGGAAGTTCAGCCTGTGCCTGTTCAAGAGGCGGACCGCCCGCGGGAGCCGCACCATCACGGACGGCGCGGCGGGCCTGCTGGAGGTCTGCCGTACCAATCTGCGCGGGCTGGGCGTGGCCGTGCCGCCCGCTGCCGGGTTTACGGCCCCCTGCGAGGAGACGGTGGCCTGGACAGACTGCGCCAGCGCTGCCGTGCAGCTGATGCAGGCGGGCGGCTTTGGGGGCCGGGTGCGCTTTGACCCTGCCACCGCCGCCCAGACGCTGGAGCTGTTGCAGGGCAAGGACCGCAGCGTGCCGGGCACGGCGCTGTACAACGGTTATTTTTCCACCCGGATGCAGAATCTATCCGGCGCGGTGTACACGCAGGACGCGAGCGATTACGCCAACGTTGTGCTGTGCGGCGGTGAGGAGCCCGGCGAGAACGACAGCTTTACCCGGTACTTCTGCGAGCTGGGCGACATGACGGCCAGCGGCAATGCCCGGCGGGAGCTATGGGTAGACGGGAGCAGCGTGCGGCACAAATACACCGTGCAGAACGCCGACGGCACGACAAGCGACGCCGAATACAGCGAGGCGGAGTATCAGGCTGCCGTGCAGAACTACGCCCGCGCGGCGCTTAAGAACCACATGAGCACGCGGCAGCTGAAATGCACCGCGGCCAACACCAACCTGATCTACGGCACGGACTACGAGCTGGGCGATCTGGTGCCGGTGCGGGTGGAGGAACTGGGGCTGAACGCTGTGGCGCGGGTGGCGAGCATCCGCCTGATCTATGAGAGCACCGGCGGCAGCCTGCGTCCGGTGCTAGACCATTTCACATTTAAGGAGTGAGCCAAATGACAGAGCTTACCTGCTGGCCGCTGGACAATAAAGAGTATACCGCCGAGGCGCTGGGCGCGGCTTATGCTGCGCGCAGCCGCGGTATACTGCACGCGGCGGATTTTACTGCCACGGCCAACGGCGACAACACACTGACCATCGGCCCCGGTGTGGGGTGCATCCACCCCGGTACATACTGGGCGGCGTTCCCGTACTTGCTGGCCAATACCCAGCTGACCTTTACGGACGCGGACGGCACAAACCCGCGTTGGGATGCCGTTGCCCTGACCTACGACAAGAACACCAACACGGCAGGGCTGGAGGTGCGCACGGGCACGGCCTCGGCCTCCCCTGCCCTGCCGGAGCTGCGCCGGGATGATGACTACGATGAAATCTTTCTGTACCGCGTGACGCGCCCGCGCGGCGCTACGAAGATCAGCGCAGACAACATTGTGGACCTGCGGTTGGACAGCACCTGCTGCGGGCTGATGCGCGATACGATGGACAGCGTGGACACCGGCGTGATGAACGCCGCCTTCACTGCCTTTTTGCAGCAGATCGAGACGGAACTTGCCCAACTGCACGCGGGCACTGCCGTGATGACCAAGGGCGAGTATGACCCGGCGGGTCTGAGCCTTGATGCGGCGGTGCAGCTGTACAGCTGTACGAAGTCGGGCAAAGTCTACGCACTGAAGGGCACCGGCGCGGTGGGACGGTTTAAGGTCCCGGCGGCATGGAGTGCGGGCGATACATGGACGGTAAACGGCAAGGCTGTACCGGCGTACTGCGGCGCGGATGCGGCGGACGGTGACAGCGTTGTTGCCGGGCGATGGGTGCTGTTTACCTATGACGGGAGCAGACTGGATTTTAACGGCGGCGGTGGATTAAGCGCGTCCAAGCTGGCACAAGCCACCGCCGCAGATACCGATGTGCTGACCGGAAAGAAATACTACGCAGGCGGCAAAACCATTAGAGAAGGAAAAATGCCGAACCGGGGCAGCTGGGGCACAACGATTGCGCCGGGCGGTGCGGTGATGGTTCCGGAGGGATACCACGCAGGAGATGGGAAGGTATCGGCAAAGGGCATCCAAACGACAGAGGTGTGGCAAAGCTGCCGTCAAGGGCAAAACCTCTTCAATTTCAGCGGCGGTACACTGGTTGGCGTTCAATATGCCGGGAGTCAGTATGCCTCTGACAACATTTTACAGGGCGCGGGCATAAACAGCGGGAGCCAGTATTGGGCGCAATGCGCGGCCGGCGCCAGCGTTCGCTTTATTCTTGCTTATTATTGATAAGAGGTGAAACCATGAGAGAGCCAATCGTAATCAACGCCGAGAAACTGTTGTACTGTTAAGGAGGTAGAGCATGGTACATACTTTGAGACTGGACAACTACTCCCCTACTCCGCGAAAGCTGGTGCTGGGGACTAATTCCAGCTTTGGCACGGAGAGTATCAAGATTGAGCGCGGGGCCGGGTGGGACGGACTAAATCTCACCGCAACGTGGCACATCCCCGGGCGGGAAGAGCCGCTGCGCGTGGCCCTGCTGGATGGGGATGCCATGGACGTGCCGCCCGAGGTGACGAAGGAGGCCAAGGATGGCGTGCTTGTGCTGGCCGGGCTGGCCCCCGGCGTGCAGCGGGCGAGTTGTAACGTGGAGTATCTTATCCTTGAGCAAGCGGGCGTATACGGCAGCGCGGATGCAGAGCCAACGCCCGAGCTGGCGGCGCAGGTGCTGCAGGCGGTACAGGATGCCCGGGACGCGGCAAAGGACGCCGATCAGCGAGCCACGAACGCGGAGGGCGTCGCCAACAGCGTGAGGGAGGACGCCGACAACGGGAAGTTTATCGGCCCAGTCGGCCCGCAGGGGCCTGTTGGGCCGCAAGGCGCACAGGGTATCCAGGGCGAGAAGGGCGACACCGGAGAGCGCGGCCCCCAAGGTGAGCAGGGCGTTCAGGGTGTACAAGGCGAGAAGGGCGATACCGGCGCGCAGGGGCCTGTTGGCGAAACTGGCCCGGTTGGCCCCAAGGGTGATACTGGCCCGCAGGGTGAGCGCGGTGAGCAGGGGCCGCAGGGAGAGGTTGGCCCGGAGGGGCCTGCCGGAAAAGACGGCGTACAGATTGATGATGCGGCGGTGAGCGAGGACGCGCCGTGGAGCAGCAAGCACATCATTGATATGCTCTGCCCACCGCTTGAAGAAAGCGGCAACCCTGTTGTGTGTTACCCTGTGGCGGGATACCCGCTGGGCGTGAAAGCGAAGTGGGAACCGGTGCAGGAGGGTAGCGGGACACCAAGCCCCGAAAACATTCGTCCCATCAAGGGACGTGACAGCGTGAGGGTTGAACGGTGCGGGGAGAATCTGCTGGACGAAGCGCGTTTTCCCATCACTAAAACCGTATACAATATTAGAACGACCTCTAAAATGATTTTGCCTGCCGGTACTTACACAGTTTGTGTCTTGTCAATGGCATCGGGAGTCTACGCAATCGGTGCTGATGTTGAGCATACATATGACTCCAATAAGCACACATTCACACTTGCTAGGCAGACAGCAATAACGTTAGATTCGTACTGGATAAAAGGACGGCCTGAAAAGGATGAAAATATTTGGCTCGTCGAAGGCAATGAATGGAGACCTTACACACCATACATCGGCAGCACCAACACCCTGACCTTGCCTGAAACCGTGTATGGCGGTGAGGTGGACGCGGTGAGCGGTGAGGGGCAGGAAACGTGGAAAACTATCAATTTACCTAAAACAGGATGGGTAAAAGAAAGTTCTACAACGTTTACTCGATTCAATAATTTTACCGCTCTGAAAGCTCCTGCCAGCAACAAAGAGCAATTTAAAAATATTCTGTGCAATGTTTTACCATCAAAAAATACTGCCGATGGCGATACGGCGATTCAGCTAGAAACTGCGAATGACACAATGTTGAGAGTTTCCGTGAGCGGAATTAAAACACTTGAAGATTTTTTAAGTTTTCTCGACGCCTATTCCGTGCAAGTCTGCTACAAGCTGGCAGAGCCTGTGCCCTTCACCGCGACAGGCGCACAGCCCATCCCCGCGCTTGCAGGAGTGAACACCGTGCTGACAGACGCCGACAGCGCGACTGTGACGGGACGCGCAGACCTCATTAAGCGGATTACCGATTTGGAAGATGCAGTAGCATCTCAAACATGACAAACCTGAAAGGAGTAATAAAATGGCTATCAAGAGTAAAGCACGGCACGATTTGACGCTGCGCAGTATCAAGCGGGAAATCGGCGCGGGGCGGGACGTTGCGTTCTGGCTGGACAAGGCGTATACGCACCTCGACAACGGCCTGCTGACCGAAGATGACATTTCCGAGGTGGAAGCACTGGCGCAGGAATACTACGATGCGCTGGACGCTGAAACGGTGCAGGACGGCAACGCAACGAATGAGCAGATTCAAAATCCGCTGTACGAGGAGGAAGATCAATGAGACTCTCAAACGGTGAGGTGTTGCTGGCGTGGCCTCTGGCCCAGCACATCATCACACAAGGATGGTTTTACAACGACGGCAGTTTGCACCAGGCCGTTGACCTGCGCACCCAGATCGGCAATACCAGCACGCAGCCGGTCTACGCGGCAGAGGGCGGCACAGTTGACCAGGTGCAGGACTGGGACGGCCATACCAAAACCGGGATGCAGAGCTACGGCACAATGGTGTGCCTCAACCATGCGCGTTACGAGGGAAAGCCCCTGCAGACCCGGTACGCGCACCTGAGCAGCTATTGCGTTAAGCTGGGCCAGCGGGTCAAAGAGGGCGACCTCATCGGCTACAGCGGCACGACCGGAAATGTGTTCGGAGCGCACCTTCATTTTGAAGTCATTCTGAACGGCAGCCGCACGAATCCGCTGGTGTGGCTGGACAACGATTTTACCACTGCAAGCGGGCAGGTGTTTACATACCGCCCCGGAGAGCACGCTGTGGAAAAACCCGCAGACGCTGCACAGCCCGGCGGCGAGGAAGTGCTGATTGATGTGTCCCACCATCAGGGCGCTATCGCCTGGGCAAAGGTTCCCTACCGTGCCATTGTTCGCATCGGGTATCGCGGATACGGCACTGGAAAACTGATGAAGGACGAGCAGTACGATGCCAACCTTGCAGGGGCGAAAGCAAACGGAAAGCTGTTTGGCTTTTACTTCTTCTCGCAGGCCATCACGGTGGAAGAAGCCCGCGAGGAGGCAGACTTCTGCGCAAGCCTTGCCCCGTCTGGATACCCGCTGTTTTTCGATGCCGAGTGGAGCCATGCCACGCACGATGGCCGCGCCGACCGCCTGACGAAAGACCAGCGCACGTCCATCGCTATGGCATTTTGCGAAAAGGCCAAGACGCACGGATTCACGACGGGCATCTACACCTTCACGGCCTTCGCAGGCACGAGCATCGACTACACCTACCTGTGTGAAGATTACATCGGCTGGCTGGCCGACACGCGCACGAACTACGACAAGACGCTACCGCGCCACATCCACCAATACGGGCAAGGCGGCGTGGCAGGCATCGCTGGAGTGGTTGATTTGAACCATCTGGTCAAGGCCCTGCCCGCAGCGGACAAGCCTGCAAACAAGCTGCAGGTCATCACGGTAGGGCCGGTGAGCCAGGGGGATGCAGACGCTATCTACTTGCTATGCAAGGGACGCGGCCTGACGGATGCCGGGCTGTACAAATCTGAATGGGCGGAGGTGTGATGCCGATGCAGCATGTATTCTCGTTTACGCTTGCGGAAGCCTGGGCGTTTTTGATTTACGCGGCGGGCGCTGCTGCCGGACTGTATGCCGGGGGCGTTGCCATCAGCAAAGTCATCACTGCCATAAAAAAGCCGAAAGCCGACCAGGACAAACGCATCACACAGCTTGAAGTGCGGGTGAATGCCATGGAGGGATTCTTGAAGAACGACAAACTGCGGCTTGACCGCATGGACGAGGGGCAGCACGTGACCATGCAGGCGTTGCTGGCCTTGCTTGACCACAATCTGGATGGAAACAACGTCGACCAGATGCAGAAAGCAAAGGAAGCCTTGCAGAATCATCTGATTGGCTGAAAGGGAGTGCATATCAATGGGCGATTTTTTGAAAAATCTGGCAGCGCTTATCAAGGTAAAAACCATTGTGACGCTTGTGGTTGTTGCAGTTTTCGCAATTCTTGCGCTGCGGGGCGGCCTGCAGCCGGACACAGTGATGACGATCGTCACCATGGTGGTGGCGTTCTACTTCGGCACGCAGACCGAAGGGAAAAGCAACGGTAAATAAATAAGCGGCAGGCTGCTCAATGTGGGCAGCCTGCCGCTTTTTTACGGTGATTTTTGGGGCGGATCACTACGAACTTTTTACGAACCTTTGGCCGATTACGAACCATTTACGAAACATTATCAGACAGTATTTAACAGTATCTAGCACTATCTGATAAATGAAAAACCGCGATACACCAACCTTTGCAGGTTGTATCGCGGTTTTTACATTGGCGGAGTAAGAGAGATTTGAACTCTCGCGGCGGTTTCCCACCCTACGCCCTTAGCAGGGGCGCCTCTTCGACCTCTTGAGTATTACTCCACAAGTCAAAGTGATTCTATATATTCACTTGTTATCACAAAATGGCGGAGAGGATGGGATTCGAACCCATGGTCCGCTCGCGCGAATCGCTGGTTTTCAAGACCAGTTCCATAAACCACTCGGACACCTCTCCACAGTGGCTGCCGCCAGAATGCAGGTATTATTATACAAAAATACGGAGGGGTTGTCAACCCCTCCGCGCAAACTTTTTTGAAAATTATTTCGCTGTGGATCTCACGGTGAATTTTCTCCTGTGTTTTGTTCGAGTGGTCTTTGTTTTGAGCCCTTCAGCCATAAGAAACGCAAAAACCGCCGCAGTGTTACACCGCGGCGGGAAAATTTTCGGGGATTATTTTACAGCGCACAGGGGGTAAAGCCGCCCTTGCCCAGCACCTGGACCTTCGTGTAGCCCAGCTCCTTCAGCTTGGCGGCGACAGCCTCAAAACCAAAGGTCAGCGCCTTGGTATCGTGGGCGTCGGCGGTGATGACGACATTGCCGCTGAGCACCAGCCACTCCTTCAGAATCGCATCGGACGGGAAGAAATCCTTGCGGAAACCGCGGTACACCGCAGAGGTGTTGGCCTCCAGCACGCAACGGTTGCGGGCGGCGGTCATCAGCGCGGCGTTGGCGGCGGCGGTGTAGCGGGGGTCATTCTCATCAAAGAACTTGCCGTCACCGTTGATCTTCTTGATGAGGTCAAAATGACCCAGAATCGTCGGTTTTTTCTCGGCAACCTTGGCTACGTTGGCAAAGTATGCCTCGGCCACGGCCAGACCGTCGCCGTCAAAATCGTCGTCGATGCAGGCGCGCAGATCCTCCTCGCGCCAGTCGATCTCATAATACTTGCCGGTCTTGGGCCCTTTGACATAGTGCGTGCTGCCGATCCAGTAGTCGTACTGGGTCGGGTCATCGTCGCTGAACAGATCCCATTCCAAGCCGCACAGAATGTCCAGCTTGCCGGCGTAGCGCTCCTTCAGCTTGGCGACCTGCGCCTTGTACAGGGCGGTACGGCTCTGGGTCATGCAATATTCCAGATCACAGGGGGTGTGGCTGTGCCCGCTGAAGCCCAGCGTTTGCAGACCGTTCCGCCATGCCGTGACCGCAATCTCGTCCAGCGTGTTCTTACCGTCGCACAATTTGGAATGAACGTGTACAGAGCTTTTCAGGTATTCGCCTGCCAT